TAAAGAGTTTTTGAACAATATCGATTTTACAGATAAACTTGAGTTACAATTTTATTCACCATTCATACCTGGTAACCTCAAAATATTCAATACAACAAACTTTCTTTCTGTTTCTTCATCTTTTCCTTACGGATATAGTTTAAACCTCGGAAGGAGAGAATTGTATTATGGAGAACACATTTGTAACCAACTATTCAACTTACTTGAAACTGATAAAATAACATTCAAGTATTCTTCTGTAATTAATAATGATGATGACTATAATATTGAAGTAATTTGCGATTCAATTTATTCACCAGAAAAAATCAAATCCTTGATATTAGATGTATTTGATTTCAACTTGAATAAATTCACAAATGACTACATCAAAGATTATGATTTTGAAAAAGATATTGATAATCAATTGGGTGAGAAACCTTGGTTGGTGAAAGATAGAATGAAAGATTTGGTTATATTTTAAATGAAAATGTCCCCTAATATTGGGGACATTTTTTATTGTAAGAACTTTTTGATAATTTCTAAGGCTTCTTCTAATTCGTTAAAATCTTCTTCTGGTGCAAACAACATTGGTATGGGTTCATCACTCTCAGATTCATCCACCAACATAAAAGCTGGAACATAATCTTGTCCTGTCAGTTCCACAAACATATCAAACTCATCAGAATATTCGTTGATATCTCTATCATAGAACTCAATGTTATTTTGAACTAACAAATCTTTAAAGTCCGTACAATGGGGACAACCTTTCATTGTATATACTATTACTAGTTTGTTATCCATTGATGATGTTATTTATAACTCCTTTTAATTCTGACTCACTAAGAATACCTGATTTAGAATAAACTTCACCACCATTACTAAAAGCTTTAATGGTTGGTACTGCACGAATACCCAACTCAACAGCATATTCACCATTATGTTCAACATTCATTGTATACATAGGTACTTCAGAACTCTCGGCAACTTTATCAAAGGTGGGTTTAAACATCTTGCACGGCATACACCAGCTGGCCCAAAAGTCAATAATAACTTGTTCACCTGATTCAATTTTTGATTTTAATTCTTCACTTGTGATTTCCATTTTTTTGTTTTTTAATCTTTCCATCTAGTTCCAGCTTTTATACTATATATTGTTCTAATATGAACTTCAGGATATTGTTTATTTATTTCGCTTGGCTTAACATTTTCACTTATTAATTTTTTAATACCATTAATAGTTTCAATACTGGTTTTAGATTTACTTCGTTTAATGTTTCTTATTTTTTCAATAACTTTTAACTTTTCTTCTTCATTCAAATTTTTAGACCAACCCGCTTGTTTTCTCTTATTTTTTTCTTCTTGTGCTCTATCTCCATAAATCTCTTCATAAGTTTTACCTTTATGTGATTTACCATCTTTAACCGCATTAGATATCTTCATTCTTATTTCAGGTGAGTGTTTATAACCTAAACATCCCTCTCCTCCTACTGTAGAGTTTAATCCTTCCTCAAAACTATTGTGTTCCTTAATAACTTCAACCTCTCTATTATATATAACATCCAATGAACATTCTTCAATCAACTCAATTGTAAACTTTTCAACACCATACTTTCTAACATTATTACATAATTTTGTATTGATGTTAGTTTTCAGACATCTGTAACAATGTTCTTCAAATCTATGTTTTAGTGTATTAATCGTACAACCAATATAAACTTTATTGTTTTCGGTGTTTGTAATTTTATATATTTTTCCGTTTTCCATACAACTTAGTGTTTATTATAAATATCACTAAGTTGTATCAAAATTAAATTATTTATTAAGTTTTATTAAGTTATGTAAAGTAAACTCCGCAACATTCAATCTATCTGTTGTGGTTAGAATAAATATATCTTCAACCCCTTTTATGTAAATAAGAATACCATTCGAATCGTATTCAACTAATCTATCCATCTCAACTATTTTTCCTTCCGCCACCTTCTTATTAACAAAAATCAAATGAGATTTACTTAAAAACTTATCCAAGTTTTCTTTAGAAATATTTTCATTTTTTATATATAATGAAGAGGGGATTTGTTTAAATCTTTCTTTGAATATATCATTAACTCTGTTTCTGTTTGTCATAATAGTTCTAATGTTGGATTATAAATGTTTTTTACAGGATTATTTGTGAATGTAACAATTTTTCTTGGTGGTAGTTTACTAGTTGTACCATTATATAATTGAGCTTTGACACTATCCTCAACAAATATCAAATGTGACATAAATGTTTTCCCACCATATTTTATTTCAACCTCAGGCAACTTAAAGATATCATTTTCCAAAGTATAAAACATTTTGGTGTCAAGTTCAATTAAAACTTTTGTCCAACTTTCATCCAACTTTTCATTATATCTACCCAAGGATTGGACACGATTGAATTTAATTTTATCAAAATCATTTTCAATCTTATATTCAATGGTTGCCCTTGTTTTGGAGTGAATTCCCCCTTTTCTTAAAGATATGATAATGGATGCTGGTTTATCTGTATAAGTTCTAACACAATTTGATTGGAGGAAACTCTCCATATTGTATTCCTTACTTTCAGTCAGTAATACAGGATAATAATCAAAGATGGGTGTTTCGATATATTCCTTGAACTTTTCATCATATAATCTTCTATACTCAGCACTTTTCATCGAACCAATCTTTTCAGACCAAATATAATGTTCTTCAGCAAAAGTATCATAATTCTTGGCTCTCCACATTACAGGTTCAAAGTTTTTTAATCTAATCTTGTAAGCAATATGGTCAGTGAATGAATGTAAATTAATTTCACCCCTAACAACCAACTTGAAAATTTCGAAACAATATTTTACCTCAGTTTTGGTGAAGTCAACCAAACTAATTCTATGGTGATTAATAAACACTTGCCAATCCATAAAGAAAGATGTACTTTCCAATATTTCTTTAATGAAGACATCAGGTTGAGATAATATGAAATCTTTCCCAAAGAAATCAAGTGCAAACTTTAATGACTCAACCCCATCTGTTGATTCTACACTATGTAATACTCTCTTGATTTTATCACCAGTGAAATCATTTAAACCCATAAAAGCATCCACAAACTTATAGTTATATTTCTTGAATATCTTTTTTGTTATCTGTGGAAAGATTCTGTTGAAATACATCCAGTTGTTTGGTACTTTAACACCAATCCCATCCAAGTATCTTTTGTATAAAATGTTGTCGTAAGAATAATCGTGGTTTTCAGGATTTACATCTGGTATATTTTGTAAAAACAATACAATGGCTTCATTAATTTCTTTACCTGATTTTTCAATTTTATCAAAGTCATTCAATTTCATTCCTCTAGTATGATTTACCCATGTTTGAATAAATGACTGAATTGGTTTATTGTACCAAAGGTTTTTCCCTAATTGACTCTTTTTTTTTCGTTTAAGATGATAATTTTTGATATGACCATTATAAAGACAATTTTGTTTGAAGTTATAGGTTAAAAAATGACAGATAGTATCTTTCTTGAAATATTTTTTTCCAGCTTGTCTACCTTTGTAATATAAAAAGAATTTTATTGAAACTTTATCTTCATTTTTTTCAACATAGAGTGATAACCTCTTGAACATCAAATGAGCAAACAAGTTGTTATAATTCTCAACATATGGTTCTTCACCTAATAAAGTTTTGTCGTAATCAAACTCTTTTCTTATTAATGAGAATTTGTTGAAGCTTGCTATTATGGGTGGTGTGTCTGAGTCATGTTCACCTAATAATATATCTTCATCTACTTCACAATAATCTTTGTAAAGCATAGTATGATAACTTGATAAACTAAAATCGTATAACTTTTCCATAGTAAAATTATAAAAAAAAGAGGAGAGATAATCAATCTCTCCCCATCATTTTTCAATCACTACACTAATGTTTCTGCCAATGTCCAAAGTTTTGTATTCATTTGGTTGGAGGCCATAATATTTTTCAAACCTTTCAAAGATGTCTTTCTACCTGAGTTTGATTTGTAATCCACACCACCTCTGATGAACTTCTCTTGGATTACATTGAAGGTTGTCCAAAGGTCATCTTTACTATCTTCAATTCTTTGTGGTGTAATAAGTTGTTCAAGGTTTAATGTTGATGGGACTGAACCCATTCCCCACTTGATGATTGATGCGTTTTTAGCAAACTCAATCTTTTCACCTTCAGTCAACATTCTATCCATCATCTTATCAACTGAGTTTTGGATTAGAGGAAGTTTCTTTGCAAAGCTCTCAGTCAATCTTTTTACTTCGTCAGAGTCAAAACCCATATGTCTTACAGTGAATTGTTCAGCGGTTGAAGTTGGAACTGTAAGTCCGTTACTACAACATAATCTAAATAAACCAGCGCCAACTGTAAGAGCTGTAGTTCCGTTGTGAGAGTTTCTAACGATGGCCTCAACTAATGTGTCACCAACAGCAGGTAATTCACCATTACGGAATCTTAGTTCGTGTACACCATATGCACCTTTACCATTTTGTTTTACAGATGCAAGTTGCCATCCTTCGTTGGTGAAGTTTTCCATCAATTCGATTGTTGGAACGAATGAATACTTGTTTGACATTTTGGGGTCAGCAGAAGTAGAGAAGATTGCAGGAGCGATTGTTTTGATGTCTTGGATTGTCATATCTTTAAGTTTTTAGTGGTGAGTAATTGATAAGTCAAAGATACAACGAGGTTTTCTAATTTCCAAACTTAATTCAAAGAAATTAATCCATATTTTGTTTTTTGAAAGACACCATTGGTTAATAACACCTTCATATCAGGTTTTCCCTTCTTAATGTCCACAACGATTTCAATCAATTGTTTTTGAGTCAAAACAATGTCCTCACCATTGTCAAGGTTCTTATAACATTGTTCCTCTACCTTTTTATAAAAAACTTCTTTGAGTTCGTCACCAATCAAATCAATCAATTCGTTGGGGTTGCTCTCAAAGAAGTTTATAAAGTTCTTAATGTATATTTCAACATCAATATTCATAGATATAATTTTTTTACATTACATAATAGAAACCATCACCTTGGTCCATCATTTTCTCTTTCAATGTTTCAGGTATTTTGATACTTGGATTCGAACCTTTTAAGTTAACAAAAGATAAGTTTTCCAAACCTGTAATGGACTCAGGTAAAGATACTAATTGTTTGTTATCAGGTAAAGAAAGAAAACTTAATTGTTGTAAGTTTCCAATACTATCAGGTAATGATTTACATATGTTTTGTAAAACCAAAGCATCCAAACTTTTGAATCTACCCAAAGATTCAGGCACATCCAAACCTATTGGTGTTTGAGATGTATTGTTAATCATCAAATGTTCAATATCATCTGGTAAATTGTCGAATAATTCTTCGAAACCATATAATGCAACATATTTTCCTGCTGAACTATTTGGATAAGAAATTTCAACTTTCTTTCCACCCTTTGTGGTCAAACCTTTTGCAAACTCCCCTTTGAAGAAATCTTTCAACTCAGGTGCCTTCTCATTCAAAAACTTTACTAAATCAATCTGTCTATCGTGTCTGTCCATAAATTGACTTGAAGGGAAATGGAACTGATATCTTTCTTCAGGTAATCCTGTTCTTTTACCAACTTGACCATTGTCATTCTGTGGGAATACAACATAAAGAGGTCCATTCTTAATATAATTTTCGAACCAAGTCAAACCAGGTGCTGATGTACACCAGTCAGATTCACCCTCTCTATAATCCTTATAACCACCATAATAGATTGCTGCGTCTTTACTAGTTGGGTTGTTACCCTCAACTTTAATCAATACCCAATCACTTCCTTCAAAAATGATTTGACCACCAGCATGTTTCAATCCTTCTCTAGTCTTCTTAGCTTGTTTTTTCTCAATCTCTTTTTGTTTCTTCTCAGGTAACTTGAAGTTAGCAAATATATCTTTCAATTGAGCTGGTGTCAATTTATTGATGTCCCTTTGGTTTTCAGGTAGATATTGTTTTACCTTTTCGAAAAATTGAAGTTGTTCAGTCATTTTGAACAAATCTTCCAAATATAATTCTCTATAACTTTTGATAGCGTTTTTAAACTCTTTAGATTGGGGGTCTAACGCTTTCATTTCTTCAGTCATAGCAGGTACTGCAAAGTTTTTCAACATCCATTGTGTAAACTTACCCACTTTAACTTTATCCATATCATCAATCGATGCCCCATCTATATCAAAGTTTTCAGGTGCTTTGGTGTCAGGGTCAGCAAATATGATTCTTTTTAATATGTCAAAGGTCATCAAACCTTTAGCTTTTGGATTTTTTTCTAATGCTTTTTGTGATGGGGTAACCATCTTATCATAAAGAACTTTGAATCTTGAGTTTTCAACAATTAATTTCTTAAGTACGGAAGTAAATCTCATTTTTTTGGTTTTTCTTAATAAATATCTTTGATGTGATAAAAATAGTAGTCCCAATAACTATTATTGATTATTGGGACAAATATAATACTTTTCAATTAAAAAACTATGGAAAAGGAAAAAGGTTGTAGTAAATGTAAAAAGGGTTTCTCTAACAGACAATGGTATTTAGTTGGTTTATCCCTATATATTTTAGTTGCAAGTATATATGGTACAATTAAGATTGTTGAAAATATATTGTCTATCTTTTAAATTTAACGTGTAAATTAATGATTAAATCTCCAATTTGGTTTGTTTGAAACCCTTTGGCTTTTACTCGTAACGATTTTGAGGTATCAAATTCTTGTGGTAACTTCACAGATATTCTTCCTTGTGGATGAGGGATTTCTATTGTATCCTTTTTCAGGTCATTTAGATTCAAAAAAGAATTATAAATCAAATCATTTTCGGCTTTATTAAAATTAGATTCTGGTTTGATTATGGCTCTTAACATTAAATTACCATAAACGCCATTGATGAAATCACCTTTACCTTGCATTCTAAAGTATTGACCATCTGATACACCATGTGGTAGTTTTATTTTAATAGTTTCCGTTCTTTGTTGAATTCCTTTTCCTTGACAACTACCACAAACATTTCTGAGAGTGAATCCATGACCACCACAAGTATGACAACCTTGTCTAAAAACTTGTGTAAAGAAACCAGAACCCATCGTTTTGGTAATAAATCCACCCCCACCACAAGTATTACAAGTTTGTCTGTCCCCACCATTACCATTACATGGTTCACAGGCAAAGTTCCTTTGATAGGTTATATTTTTTTCTACAGAAAGAAAACTTTCTAATGTACCAATTTCAACATCAACCATCTTGTCAGGGACTGTTGTTTTTCTTTGAGTATGAAAATTACCAAAAAATTCATCAAATATACTACTACCCCTATGTGGATTTTTTCTATTATAATCGTATTCCTTTCTTTTATTTTCATCACCAAGTGTTTCATAAGCTTCAGATATTTTTTTGAACTTATCTTCCGACCCACCTTTATCAGGATGATGTTCCATAGCCATTTTTCTGTAGTTTTTCTTTATATCATCTTGTGTCGCATTTTCATTTACTTCTAAAATATCATACAGATTTTCCATCAACTATCTATTTTTTTAAAAATTTTATTTATGAATTATTTTATTGTTTTGTTTAAAAATAAACAAAAAAGAAAAATTATCAACAAATTCAAAACTTTTCAAAGAGCAAAAAAATACTACGAGAGTTTATTAGAATCAAGTGAAAATGTTTTTTTTGAGAAGAAAACCGAAAATGGAGAAAAATGTGATTATGAATTAGCTTTGATGGAAAACTCAAAGAATAACATTAATTTATATATTAAGGATAATTTGGGGAGAACTATTAAAGTAGAAACTGATGATGAAAATTTATCAATAAAAAACATTTCTAACTATAGGGTTGAAGAGGGGTTTGTTGACTACTCCAATAAGAAAAGAATTTATTTTAGTGATTTTGAGAAAAAATATTTGAGGGGGGATGGTTTAAAACTAATTTCAAAACTAAACAACAAAATGATATTTCAAAGAGATGATGAAATAAATTTGTTCACATTTAAGTGTGAAGACGATTGTGAGATTTTTTTAGAAAGTTTAGTTAATAAATTTCAAAAAGAAAAAAGAATGGATTGTTTAATAGTTAAAGATTCATCCAAACCACAAAAGAAATACCTATATAATTTATTAGTTGAAAAAGGATTTCCTATTGACTATCTTCAGCGTTATTCAACAACACATCTTTCAAAAAAATAAATTCAATCCCTGATATATCAATTTTGAATTGTTCGGAACTTGACATATCATAAACTTGATTCTTAACGAAATCAAAATCAGTTTGATTCATTGAAAATACAACTACTGATTTACTTTGTGGGAATATCTCTGAAAGTCCTTCAGATATCAAAGCCAATTTTTCAATTAAGGCATTAACACCTTCTTTATTCTCTGCCATAATGTTAGTTTTTTTGGTTTTGGAGGTAGAACTTCCTCTTTTTTTATTTTTTTAATTTGACTGATTAATTGATTCTTTTCAATATTTAACATCAATTCATCTTTTTGTTTTTCTCTTTCTAACCAATCAAGTTGTTGTTGTAGTGATTTGTTCTTCATCGTCTTCTAACTCTATTTTTTTTGTTGTTGGTTCACTAATGTCAAAATATAATCCCTTTAATTTATCTAAGTTCTGTTTTTCAAATAATTTTTTTAGTTCCTCCACTTTTGTTTCAAATAACCTGTCTTTTTCCTCACGTTCAAGATTGTATTTTATAATATTTTTAATGTTCAAGTGTACTTTCTGAACACTATCCTCATCAATCTCAGTGACATAGGAAAACAATCTTTCATTAGCAATGGGTGATTGTTGTTCCATTATTTTATCCTCTTCAACAAACTTTTTGGGTAGTTTCCATGTTGTGGGAAAACTAACATCAAACGATAAATAATTCTTTAATTTTCTTACTGATTGGAGGTATGGTAATAAGGCTGAAAATTCTTGGTATAAACTCATAATTTTATGAAATAGGTTATTGTGTAAGCTAATGAGATTCCAAAGAATATAAGTTCCCTATTATTCATAATCAACCTAGTTGGAGGATTGGATAATAGGGCACTTATAAATCTATAGATTACTCTAAGAACGAGTAGAATAGAAAATACATTAAAAAAAAGAAATAAAGTATCTATATTAAACATTCTCTTCTTTTTTTCTCTCTTCTAAAATTTCAGTTCTTAATTGTTGTAGTAAATTTTTAAGGTCTTGTGCCAATTTTCTTGCTCTTGTACCAGCACTGTTATTACCTTTAAAAAATTTACCAGTATCAACTGAAAGTTCTTCTGTCAATGTTTTGATTTTTTCGATTGTCTCCATTTTGATTTATTTTATTAATTAATAATTACGATTTTTTGTGATGATGTAAATAAAAAACTAGTTTTAAACATTTAAACTTTTATCTAAAAGTTTATAAAGAATTCCAATCATATCCAAATCTGATTTTGTGAATGGTTTTTTTATATCAAATAAATCACTGAAAAAATCTTTAACCGAGTTCTTAATCTTTTCCTCTTTTTGGTAGTAGAAAATGTCTTTGAAGAAAGTATCAAAATAATCGTAGTGTTCGCCTTTTGAGTTAAACAATAAACCTTCTTTTTTGAAATTCTCGATTGTTTTATTCCAACACCACTCAAAATGCTTATGGTTATCATCTTCACTCAAGGTTATTTTAGTTTCATAAGAATTTGTTGTTTCACCTAAATACGTCATTCTCATCAAGTCATATAGTGACTGACTGAAATCAGAAAATAACTCCATTTTTTCAGGTATTATATTGTTGATTTTTAACCAAATATCAACTTCGTCTGATGGTACTACTTTCGTCACATAGTTATAAAAATTCTCCATAAGAAACTTATCTTATGGAGAATATAATAACTGATAATAAAATGTAATTACTGAGTTTTTCTATCATAACCTAATAATTGTTTGATTCTATCAAATTCTTCATTAAGTTGGTTAGCTTTTTTTGGTTCTAAGGATTCTAATTTTATATTTAACCCTTTTCCTTGGTCTGTTCCTGATTTTTCATTAAATACAGGTTGTGGAACTCTCTTATATGATTGGTCTTTCAATTTTTTAAGAGTGTTTTTCTTTCTCATTTTATTGAACCTATCGTTGGTTTTAGATTCCAAAGCATTTCCACCAGGTGCATTACCTGTCATAGAATCACCTTTAAATAATTTCTCCATCCATTCTTCATTATAGTCAATTGCATCAGGAACTGGGAAATTTTGTCCTGCAATTTCATAGTTGAAATCTTCCAACTCATCGGTCATCTTAAATGCTTTTTTATCCATTTTTGCTAACTCACCATTTCCTTGTGGGAACATTTTAGGATTCATTTCATATGTACCCTTTGACCCATCTTTTAAATAATCTTTCATTTTTTTGGTAACTGATTTCAAATACTCCTTATTTTCATCACCAGAACCTTTATGAGCTTTTTCGTAAGTTGTAAGTCCTCTTGGTTTACCAATTGTTTTAAAACCAGGTGTTTTTTGTTCATTTACTAAACTTTCAATTAAATCAACTATTTCATTTTCAGTTAATTTAATTATGTCACCTTGATTATCTTTAATGTGATATTCTATACTTTCATTTTTCATATCGTAATTAGATGTATCTTTAAATTTTTTACCATTTAGTTCGAACTCCCCACCTTTTTTTGTTTTAGCTAATTTAGCTGTGAAAGCATTACCTTCTTCAACTTCAGCTTTATCTTTTCTTTTTTTGTTTACGTTTTTTCTTAGTAATTTGAAATCGTCTGAATCAATTTTACCATTTTTATTTTTATCCAATTTGGTTTGTTTACCATATAATCTTTCATTAATAGCCCCCTTAACTGCTTTACAAGCATCCATATTGTACTTTGGACTTTCTTGACTACAATAACCACGGACAACATCGTCATCATCAACATCAGAACCTATTCCATATTTTTTGTCTTTCATAGATACTTCAGAGTCATCTTCAATTTCAAAATCTGATAAATCAAATTCTTCCTCTTCTTCAACATAATCAAATTCGTTTTCAGGATTCAAATCATATGTTTCTTCCTCCATTTGTCTGTAACCACATTCCATACATTCACCTTCACTAAGTCCACCGCCACATTGTTCACACATTTCTCCTTCATTGATTGGTTCGATGTCGTCATCATCACCATCGATAAATGGGTCTAAGTCCTCATCATCACCATATAGTTCATCATCTAAGTCGATGTCTTTAGTATACATTTGATATTCAAATTCATCAGGTGTAAGTGAGTCCATTTCCAAATCTTTCATAAACTCATATGGTCTTACTTTTCTACTGAACTCATATTTGTCATAATCTTTACCACCTCTATCAAACTTAATCTCAGGACTATCAAATCCTTCTTCCATTTCCATTTCTTTAATTTTATCCATCAATTTAATAGCTTTGGTTTCCAAAGTTTCATTGATTGATTTTTTAATTAAAGTTTCTAAATATTTTTGTGTATTTTTCATTTTTAGTTTTTTAATATAAATATTATAGTTTTCCTTTACGATATTCTTTGATAATTAGTTTTTGAATATAATTTTCACTTACATTATACTTTTTACTCAATTTAGATATTGTTTTAGAAACATCACTTTCATTTGTAAGTTTTAAAGCATTGATATCTCCTTGGTTACAATATGGAAAGGTTTTACATTTTTTCTTAACCTGAACAAATTGACCACCAGGGAATAGTGTCTTACTTTTACCTCTCCAATCCTTCTTTTTTGTTGATATAGCCCAAGCTGCAGGTGTTTCGTAAGACCCTGAAGAACCTGAACCTGTCGCTTCTTTTGTTTCTACTTTCTTTGGTGTTTCTTTAAAACTATCTTTAACAAACTTACTATTTTGATTGAAAGCTAATGGTGCAACAAATCCACCAGCACTTCCAGCACCATTTGCTTCTTTAGTTTCCTTTTTCTTCTTTCCATCACAATGGGCTTTTTGACTAAAACCTTTGGGGTTGGAACAATCAATACTATCTTTGTATTTTTGACTCCATTTTTCAGTCATATCTTTTTTAGTAGTAGTCACACCTGATTTTTTAGATTCTTTAGCTTCACTTTTTTTCATTGAGTAAAGTTTACCTATTGGTAAATTCATTTTTGTATTACCAATTAAATCAGTAATATTAGATTTTTTGATTGTTTTTTTTATTATGCTCATATTAATCTTCAAAATCAAAATCTTGGTTTATTTTGGTTTCTTTTCTAGTTCCTATTATTGATACCCATTTTGATTTGAATTTTTCATAGTAACTATTAAGTTTTTGAGCAAATTCTATGAAACTTTTGTCAACTTTAATCATATCACCTTCAATATAGACACCTTCTTTTTCTGCAGTAGAATATCTAAAGTTTAATCCAAAGTCATTAATTAAACCTTCCCAAGTAACATCGTTTTTATATACATTTAAAGGGCCGAAATCTGTGTAATTTGATACTTCATTAACAAACTCTTCCATAGTTTCTTGAAAAGCTTTTTTCTCATCAGAAGTCAAAATTAATTCCTTTTCACTTTCTCCATGTAAATACAATATCCCACCAGATATTCTAAAACCTTGTGTTTTTTCGTCTTTACGTTTTTTTTCTTCGTCTTTTTTTATATTATCTTCGATTGAATCACCAACACTAATTTTTTTTGTAACATTATCACCTTCGAACTCAATTTCTTGTTCAGATAACAAGTTGTATTTTTTTCTAATATTAAAAGATTCATTGATAGAATCTTTCGTTGATAACATTGTTCTCGATGCTTTCAACAATCTTTTTATCTCATCGTGTGAATTATTCATTTTCTATTTTTTTTCTAAAATCTTCGAAATTAAATGCAGGACTTAAATCAGTGAAGTATGTGTCAAAATTACTTCTAGTTACAATCCCATCGAATTTTTCGATACCATTTATTTTTGTATTATGTTCGATTATATCTTTTGATATTCTCAATTCTTTCATTATTGATTTACAAAGAATTGTTAATGATTGAATTTGTATTTCAGGATACGGTTCCCAAAAAAAATAATCTCTCCATTTTCTCTCGAACGTCTTACCTTTATAAATATCACCTACCCAATTAACATACTGGTTTTCTAATGGTTGTTTCTCTAACCAACCCAAATTTTCTAAACAAATTATAATACTATTTCTATTAATATTTTTTTCGGAGAAATATTCAGTATGTTCATTGTTTTCCAAAAGTTTGAGAATTTTACCTTCTTTTGTAACAATGTAGTTTGGTATTTTTTTATATTTCCCATTATGTCTATAACGTAAAGAAGCCAAATAATTCTCCACATTTCTACTTGTGTGTGTAAGAATTATTTGGTTCTTTTTCTTTTGTTTACCTGAAGGTTTAAAATCTCCATATTTGATTAAATCCATCATAATCTATCTATGGATACATTTGGCTTAGTGTATGTCAGTTTTGTTGGACGAGTTGGTATTACCGGTATTTCTTCTTTTATTTCATTAGTTTCAATTTCATCAATTTGTTGTTCTTGATTTGGTTCTAAAACTATTGGAATTAGTGATGTCTCACCCATAGGTTTTAGTTCATCTAATATTCCACTATTTTCCCATTGTTCCACGATTTCTTTCTTTTTTCTACCCCTTTTTACTTTAGGTTTTTCTTCTTGTTCCAAAGTTGTTTCTAAGTCAAACAAAGAAGCTATTTCCAAATCCTTGTCTATTACATCATTTTTAACAACTGGTTTTTCAGTTTCTTCATACTTCACAAAGAAGTGTAATGAGGTTAGAGATATCACAGGAAGAAGTCCCCCACCTAATATTGCCAACCATCTTTTATGTGCAATTATATCAGTTGGTTCTGTTCCAAATAATTCAAATATTGGAGATGTGAGTTCAACCCAAGATGTGAATAGTTCTCCTGTCGGGTCAATCTCTTTATATGAATAGAATATATTTCCCACCATTTGAACGAATGTTACCAAACCGAACATAAACCATACTCCACCCTTAATTCTTTGTGTAGCGGCAATCAGTGCTGTTATGGCACCAATCTCAATAGCTATTGAAAGGTAGATTGCCCAACTAAATGGATTCGTAATGTCATACCATGCAACCACATGGGATATAGATATACCAGCCACCAAGAAGATGGGGACTAAGAACATTGAACGGATGGGGTTTTTTTTAATCCAAGTAAATAAATTATTCATTATTTTGTTTTTTCATTTCAATATACATAATATAACCATCGTTATCAATATACCCATAGTCAATTATTTCCATACCAAATTCTTCGGCAATCCTTGGGAATCTCTCCTCTATTATTTTGTCAATAACTTCAGATTTTTCTAATCCTTTATATTGTTCTTTTTTAAATGCTGCGTTCCAACAACTATCAACCCAACCTTCCCAAAATACAATTGAGGTATCTTTATTTTGAATATATACCTGGTCATCATACCCATCCCAATCATCTAATAACATATCATAATCAGGGTCTTCAGTATTATATTCAGGATTGTCTTCAACTTTTTTTAGGAAGTTATCAATCAACTCCATTCTGGTTAGGTCAGACATAAGACAACCCCTATATTTGGGGTCATCTCTCATCTGAAATCTATTTATTTCTTCTAATTGTTGTTCCGTGATTATTATTTTCATTTTTCAAGTTGCTGAAGTTCTTTGTCTATTTCAGCTTGTCTATTAACATCAAGGATTTTTCTGTCTGTTGATTGAATCATTCTTTTCTCAGCTTTCAATCCTTCAATTTTAATTTCTTTTAGTAGTTCTTGTTTCAAAATTACTACTTCAGTTCTTAAACTATCGATTTGATTCAACATTTTCTTCTCACTTAGTTTTTTACTCATACTTCCTGTACAAGTAGAAATTAAAACTAGAACTAATGCTATAATCAATCCGTGTTTCCCCAAAAATTCAGTTATTGTTTTCATACTTTCTTTTTTTATAAATATTAATTGTTTATTAATTACATCCATTCAAATAGGTCACCTGATAGGTTTCTCAACTTTCTCAATGACTTTTCCTTTATCTGTCTCACTCTCTCTTTCGTTAGATTAAAATCACCACCGATGTCTTCCAATGTTCTTGGTGAACCAGATAGGCCAAAATAGTCCTCAACGATTGCTCGTTCCCTTTCATCCAAACAAGTCAATAACCCTAATAGTTTTGTTCTTAAAATGTCCTTGGTATGAAATGCTTCATCAGGCATATCAGCGTCATCATTTTTCAATACATCGAATAGATTATCTCCTTCTTCATTGATTTCCATATCCAAATCAACCATAGATGGAAGACTGGTAAATCTACTATCTAACTCCCCACCTTTGGCGTCAATTTCTTTCTTGGCTCTATGGAGGTCTTGAACCACATTCACAGGGAGACGAATGGTTCTTGCATTGTCATTTAAACTTTGTAGGATTGATTGTTTTACCCACCACACGGCATAGGATATAAATCTCAAATCTTTGTTCCAATCAAAGTTCTTAATGGCCTTCATTAAACCCAAATTACCTTCAGCAATAAGGTCAGCCAAATCCAATCCTTGATTTTGATATTGTTTTGCAACTGTAATAACAAAACGAAGATTACCCTCCAATAGTTCTTTATGGACTTTGTCCACATCACCTGATGTTAATGTACCTGATTTCATCAAAGAGGATAATTCCTTCTCTCTCTCAGGAGTCATAACTTTTTTCTTTCTAATGTCTTTGAGATATTGTTGAATCTCTTCTTGATTGATTGGAATACCTGAATTTTTTTCTTTCATGCTATTTTGAATATTGTTTTAACAAATCTTTTTCTTCTTCATTTAGTGAGTTCAACCCACTCATATTAATCTTATCCAAAAGGTCATCCAAGGTAGGAACAATTTTTTGTTTGACTCTATTTTCTTCGATAATTTCTTTCTCAAAGATTTTGGTTAAGTCACCCAAAATTGCTTCTCTCATTTCTTCTTGTTCTTCCTCTGAATATTCTTCATTCGTTGCACAAATATCCGTACCAAACAATAGTTTCTCGTGTTCTTTTTCGAACCAATATGACATTTTGTCAGTTTTTATTGGGACAAGGATATGTGTTATTGACAAATCACTTAGGATTGAGTCAAAAAAGTTTTTTACACCTTCAAAAGAAAGTTTCGTTTCGAAAGTGAATAATGCTGTCTGAGGGCCGAAAAAGTATTTTACACCATTTTTGGATGAGATAGTACTAATCTCCTTACCAATAGATTTTACAAATAATTCTTGTTCGTTGTGTTCGATGAAAATTGAAAGTAGGTATTTCATATTGTTATGCCGTTTTTGTTGGATACAAAGATAGAATAATATTTCTGTTAAAAGAAAAAATGGTGAGTTTTTTTCTCACCATTTTATTTTTACTGACTCACACTACTAATATTGTTTTCTTTGGTAATCTTTATAATGTTGTCAGCCCAATTACTAACCAATGGATTGTGGGTTATAACGAATATCTTTTCAAAATAGTTTTTAATTTTAGTGAAAAATTCACCAACCATTTCCAAGTTCTCGTTTGATATCTTTCCAAATACCTCATCCATAACAACAATATTCGGTTTTGGTAAAGAACATATTTTTGTCAATACAGCTCTCAATGCTAATGATGCTATGGTTCTTTCATAACCTGACCCAGAGGACATTAATTTCTCAACTTGGGTGTTGTTATCAATCATAACAAATTCAACCTCATTCTTGTCATTTATGTTGATTTCCAATCTAAAATGACAACTATCTTCCAATAATCTTTGTAACTCAGAGTTCAACATTGGAATCATTGTTTTCATTATTGTTTTAGATATACCATTCTTTCCAAAGATTTCCAAATAAACTTTATAGATTCTTTCTTTTTCAGCTTCAACTTTGATTTTCTCAATCATTTGGATATTTTGTTCAATCTTATCTTTTAAACTTTGAATTTGATAGTTGTTAGAATCCAATATTCTTTGAACTGATGATTTTTCTCTATCTAGTTCATCTAATCTTAGGTTGGCTTTGATAAGTTGGGTTTCAATCTTGTTGTTTGTGGATATTTTATCCTGTAACAAGTTAAACTTTTCCAACTTATCTTCCAATCCTTTGATTTTCATCAGATAACCCTCAATTGTAAGTTCATATTTTTCTTTGATAAGTTTGTTTTTCTCATACTCATCAAATTCTTTTTTTAACTGAACATACTTAGCTTCTCTGATTATTAAATCATTCATTAACACCTCATTTTCGGTTTTATGAATGATAAGTCCTTCAAGTTCAGCAATTTTGTTTTGGGTTATTGAGGCCATCATCAATTCAATACCACAATGTTCACATTTAATTCCACCATCAACTGAAGATTTTAAACTTTCAATCGATTTAATATTTTGTTCTAATTGGACAATCTTTTTGTAATAATGTTTGTGTTCATCTTTTAACCAGTCGTGTTCTTGTTCCGAGTAAAACTCTGTTGGTTCAACCACTTTGAGTTCTTTTAATTGTTTTTCAACACTTTGTTTTTGGGTTTTAATCCCGATGATTTCACTTTCAATACGCTCAGGAACAATATTCGAGATTTCAATATCAATATCCGTATGTTTGGATTTTAGTAATGTATCTCTATATTCTTGTCCTTTGATTATCCTATTTTGAACATCAATCAAATTGTTTTGTTGGGTAATGTTTTCCGTTTGTAGTAATTCAATTCTTTCTTTGTATCCATCATTGTCTGATTTCAACTTTTCACTTGAATATACATTTGATAACATTGACTTGGAAAACTCTGAATAGATTTCTTTACCAGTGTCTTCCTTCTTTTTAATAAAGTCCAACCCCATAAATCTAGACAATACCTGCCCTCTTGCTGTGGGTTTAGAGTCAATTAACTCTTCAAGGTTTGTTGCCGTAGTTAAAATTGTCATTAAGAAATCTTCCTTCGTACCAATAGAAGTTTTAATGAAACTTTCAGTTTCTCTCCTTTGTTCTCCTGTGAAGTTCTGTAATGTCCCATCAGATAGTTTCTTAAAGAAATCTAATTCAGTTTTTACATTCCAATCCCCATCTTTTTTCTTCTTTCTTTCAATATTTCTAACAATAACATATTCATCACCATCAATGATAATTTCACCTTTGACGTGAACTTTATCCTTACTAGAAAATCTATTGAAAACTTCTTCAGCTTTTGATGTTTTGGTTGTTTCATTGAAGAATAAGAATAACAATAAATCCACTGTTAAAACCGTTTTCCCACCAAAGTTAGGGGGATTTGATTCCACCACCGAGATACCATTACACTTATCAAAATCAATCTTTTGATTTTCACCATACGATAAGAAATTGGAGAACTCAATGTTTTTGATATACCATCTTTTAAAGGGTGATATCTCACTTTCATTTAATAATAATCTACTATCAACAGCTTTATCCAAATTAAGAATGGATTCTGTTAGATTTGTTAGATTTTTGTTTTCCAAGAATGATTTTACCAATACATATTGATAGTTCTTATCCAAGATATTGAATGATACATCAATTGTTTGTGTTGTAACCTCACTAGATTTAGTTTTGGTTATTACATTAACATTAGTTGAGTTATACTTCTTTTGGAAGTAATGTCTAACACTCTTTATCTTTTCTTGTGTAAAGTTTTCAGGATAATCCTCCCATACAACTTGAATATATGGGTTATCAAATTTGTTAAAATCAATATCTTTAATCATAAAATTGTAATTGTAATCTGGGGGTGGATTGAATAAATCCATAGGGATGTTACTGGTTTTCTTCTGTGGTTGGTACTTCTATTTCACTTGGGTCAACAATAGAGAAATTCAAATCTTGTCCACCTAAAGAGATTTTCATTTCATTTTCTAATTGTTCGTTTTCTGTAAGTTTTGCCTGGTATTCTTTCAATTTTTGTTCCAACAATTCAGTGTATTGTTTTTGGAACTTTTTCTTTTCTGCAGCAATTCTTTCGTTTCTTTTTGCAATCTTTCTGTTGTGTTCTTTTTTTGCCTTTCCCATTTTGTTATTGATTTAATTTGTAAATTGTAAAATTACCATAAATGTCCAATCGTTTGAGAACATTAGTGATATTATCGTCAACATTATAAAATTCATTATAATTTGTTGTTGTTATTTCTGTCCTTCCATCAGGTTTTTCACTAACTGAAACAATCTTATCAGGATTGACGAAAACTGAACCTTTTTCTAATTTAAACTCTACTAACTTCATTTTAATTTTTTTTAATTATTTAGATGGTCTATTTTCCTCAAAATATTCAACGATTGCATTGATTGCCCATACAGCACCTGATGATAAAATAGCATCAAAGAACCAAGAACCCCAAATAGGAACTCCAAACAATATATGAACAGGTGAGAATATTACCAATGATAAAAACCATCCTCCGTGAAAACTGAAACACATTGGACAAGATAAAATACCATCAATGAAGTGGAAAAAGAATTGGAATGGTTGATACGGATTATTTCCAAGATTCTTGAAGAAATCTCTAAGTCCTTGGAATATACTTCCATAAACCATAATGTTCATTAATCCGTAAGATAGGATAAACCAAGTAATTAATTGTACTGAAATCATAATTTGAAATAATTGTTTTCTTTTATTGCACAAAGTCCCTCATTCAACATTTCACATATCTGTTTCAGTTCTTCAACCTTGAAGTCATCCAAACAAAACCATTCTCTTTCAATATTATGTTTTTTGAACCTGAAATGTAATGCTTTTTCGAGTTGTGTGGGGTACTTTGTCTCGTATTCAAGTATAGTAATTAAATTTGGCGAGTTCAACTCTTTAACCCTATCTTTTACATTTCTTTTTGTGTAACCTATTTTAACTTGATTTGCGTTGTCTTTGATGAAGTAAATAAATCCCACTACTTTTTTATATTAAAATAGTGGGACTAATAAAAAATTAAAGATTTTGACTGAGGTTTGACCCTTTCATATATATGGCACCAGTGTTTGATACCAATTTCTCTAATTGTTCAATCTTATTGTTGAGTTCTGTAATTGTTTTGTCTTTATCCCCCATTTCCCTTCTCAGTTTCATCAAGGTTTCTTGTAACATCCCCATCTTTTCATTTGGTTTATCAATCTCCTTAACTACTTCAACTTCTTTTATAACCTCAATTGGAATTTCAATTATCTTTTCAATAATTTGAGTGTCACCTGATATGTAAATAGGTATTTCTTTTATTACCTCAACTATCTTTTCGATTGGGACTTCCTTCTCGACATAGACTGTGTTAATGACCTCCTTTTCAACCTCTTTAATAACTTCGATTGGGACTTCTCTAATTGTCTCTTTCTCGATATATTTAACAACCTCAATAGGAACTTCTTTTTCAACATATTCTATTATTTTTTCAGGTTCACTTGTATTTCCAATCAATCCATATCTTTCAATATCATATCCCCTCTTAAAACATTTCTGGAAGAACTTATCAACATCTTCAATATTATTTAACTTACAATAATCAGTTAAATCTTTTTGGTTTTGTTTATTAAGCGTTAAGTAATTTTTCTTTTCCATCAATAATATCTTCAAATGAGTTCATCTCAAACTTAAGGAATGGTCGAGGATTATTCAAGTCAACAAATGAATAATCATCTTTAATAACATCATATATTCCAAATCCGTGTTTCCGTAAAGATTCCCCAAAGTTTTGTTGGATTGTTGAGCCTACTTGGATTATTGGTGTTTTATCCAAATAAATCGTTTGTCTGGCATGTATATCACCACATAGAACAATATCACATCCTTCAAACTTACTGACCTCATATCCTGTCTCAAACTTATATCCAATATCTGTGTATAAACCAACAATAGGTCCGTGAAATAACCCAATCTTTAATCTGTCTGACTTCTCTATAACTGGTGGAATGTTATGTTCAAATAATGAATAAACAACCCAATCTATATTTTCGTCTTGATATACACCTCTATCCTTATAATAAACAATATTGTCATTGTCCATTGATTGGATGATGGGGGTTAATGTGTCTAATCGTGATAAGTTGTTCTCCAACATATCGTGGTTACCAACAATAACAATTGTTTTGGCAATCTTTGAACATTCATCTAATACCCACCTTACCATTTCAATAAGTTCAGGGCTGACTTGATTTTTACTATGTACTAGGTCGCCTGTAAATACGACTCTATCAGGTTGTATTTCCTTGAATTGGTTAAACATATCCGTAAGGATTGTTTTATATAGGTCGTGGTCTTTAATTAATCTCAAATGCAAATCTGAGAAATGAACCAATTTTTTAATCATAATTTTTAATTCGTTTTAATAAATGTTCGTCAGATTGGTAATTAACGGACATAACATCATCACCAACAAAGGCATCAACTTTTCCCAACTCATATGCTCTTATTAACATTGGGTCTTTGAATTCCCTTGTTTCACCTTTCAACTCGTCAGAGAAACCAATCATATAAGTTTCCAATAATATCTTGTTATCTATCATTTATCAAATAATTCGAAGTCGGGATTAACGTGTCCACAATCATCACAACGATAAGTTGGGAATGGTACTAAGGTATCTTCAAAACTACCTGTTAACATTTTAGAAACTTTTTTGATTAGAACTACTTCTTTAAAGTATTTTGACCCACACTCCTCACAGGTAATAGTTGGTTGTTCTTTAAGGTCAATTTTTGGTAGGTTTTGTTCTGTATTAATTAGGTTATCCATATTATTCTACAATTATATTAAAATCTTCATTATCAATTTTATCCCATTCGGTATCTTGGTTATTAAGTTCTTCCATCAAACTTTCATAAACATTACCATCCATAGGTTTCATATCCCAACCATTTTCCAAAATATAAGCTTGGATTTGGTCTTCATCCATACCATCCAATTCAGGATAATCTGTAATGTTAATAACCAATGGTTTTTTTCTAAGGTAAGTTGTAAAAGATTCATAAACTGAAACTTCAACTGATTCTAATTTTTGGTTTTCCATTTTTTAATTGTTGTTTTTGTAAATTAATTTATATGTCTCAGGTTCAACACCTATAATTTCCCTATCAGAGACAAACTTCACACCATTATAAATAAATGTGTATTTCTTTTTTAATTTTTTGAGCACCATTTTCAAGTCATCGAGATATTCCTTCTCCCTTTCAATTAATACTTCGTTTTCCAATTCCATTTTGTTTTAAAAGATTTTCAAATTCATTACCTGATTAATAACCGATGTTGGTATTCTAAATTCTTCAAATGTCCCATCGTCTTTCAATAATACTATAATTGCCCCAAATAGTCCAATATTTTCATACTTACTTCCTTTCAACATTTTAAATAATAATCTTAAATATAGTGGAAGTTGGATATAGTAGTGTCCCAAAGCATTGTTTGGTAACTTATTGAAGGGATACTTCATTGGTTTGGTAAATTGATTAGATTCAAAGTTTTTTGGTTTGTTAGTTTTATAATCACCACAGAAAATACCTATTTGGTTTTTTTCTTTATTTTCAATTAACCACATTTGGTCGGGTTGTCCAACATATTGTAATTCGTTATCACCTAATACCATTTCAGTATCTAGTAAAACCGCACCTCTTTCTTTCATTAATTCCAAATAATTACCACCAGCACTAACCATTCTATCACTCTTCAATATTTGTTCAAAATCACAATCAAATATGGGTTGTCTAACTTCTTTTTCGATATCAAACATTTCCAATGATTTTTGTTCCAACAAATAGTGGGTTCTACTCCCCAAGTTAGTAGAATATGTACCAGCATCAGCCCATTCTTTTAATAATTTTTGTTGTTCTTCAACATCACCTTTGGCCTTTTTTAATGCAATTTCTTCAGCTGGAAACTCATCGTAATATTTTTTAATAATCTTTGATACGGAATACCAATCATCTTTCAGTTTTCCATTGATATCCAACATTGTATATTTATGAGCTTCTTCCTCAAATGTAAGTTGTAGTTCTTTTTGTCTATTCCCCACTATTTCCAATATCTCATCTCTTACTTTATATAAATCTGTCATCTTATTGTTATGTAATATTCATTTATGTTTCCCCTCAAATCAGCGATGTCCTTATCAAGTGGTAATTTTACAATCTTTATTCTTCCATATAATTCACCACCATTTAACTCGTGGTATAAACTTACCGCATTATCATAGGCATCACCATCCAATGCAATTGTTATATTTCTTTTGGCTTTCTCGTACAAGATATTAAATAATAACGAACTCATATGTTTCCCCAACATTGGTATACTATTTGGTATAAAGATAGAATCAAATACTCCCTCAACCAAGGTAATATCTTTTTCCCAATCTATCAAACTCTCAAAGAATATGATTTTATCTTTTTCCGATTCAGGATTCTTATATTTAGCTTTTGTATGTAAATCCCAACTTCTCGCAATATAATAATTTAATTCATTTTTATTATCATATGATGGTATTATAATTCTACCTGCGTGACTACCATTATCACAAAATCCAATACCATATCTTTCAATAATTTCATCAGTAATACCTCTATTCATTAGATAGTTGTAGGCTTGTCTCCTTACAGGATAGATACTTGAAACTTCGTTGAACTTCTTGAAGTGTTCAGGTAATTTTAGTTTTTCAACTTTCTTTCTTTGTAATGGTTTGTTTTCTTCTGGAGCTAATATGGAATATGTTTTATAATGTGACTTTTTACCATATTTTTTTATTAACTTTCCAAGTGACCCGTGCATATTGTCCGTATCACCACAACTCCAACAATGAAATAGATGTTTGAAATAATTAATCTCCAAATTACCCTTATTTTTACCTTCATCACAATTAGGGCAATTGTATGAAACTTGACATTTGGACTCGTAATGTTGTTTTTCCTTTCCAAATATGTCATTGAGTAAATCTACTATTATTTCATTGTCGTCAGCCATAATATTCACAAAGTTTTACTACCTAATATATTTATAAAAAACAATTTTGTCAAATGCCAACAACGATAACAATAAATGGAGTAACTGGGGCTACACCCTTCGACATTTATTTATGTGATGACCCCCTTACAACTTGTGTATATGTTTCAACCATAACTGGTGGAACATATTCTTTTGATGTCCCATTCATTTTGGATGGTCAATTATCATATAATCTTAAGGTTGTTGACGATAATAATTGTGAAATAATCTCCAATTTAGTAGTATAATAATAATGGCTAATTACGGCTTTTTTGTTGCAAACACAGGTTCTACATTATATAGTGGATTCACATTCATAGATTCTCAAGGTAGTAATATTATAATTAATATACCACCAAGTCAAACATTTTATATTTCAGCTGATGAATCCGTTACTGGTTCAACTTATGTGGGTTTGGATGTACAATTACAAGGTACTTTAGATTTAACCTACGATTTTTCTGCATGTTGTTCTGTTGATTCATTTTCTGTCGAAATTCCTAATTCGTTATCAGGTTTTTCAGGTGCGTCATATTATGTCTACTTTGCAGCTTTTACTAATAGTACTAACGTTAGTTATGGATGTCATAACATTACAGACGATGGTGACGCAGCATCATATCCATATGTGACAGCATTACAAATGGATTTTGCAATTCCAGTTATTTTTACAGATTGTGTTGATTGTACAAATACATATCAATGTAATATAGATGAATGTTGTCTATTACTTGGAATCGAATATTCAGGTGGTTATTATTATAGAGGATTATACAATGATGGTATTATAAATGGCAGACAATATTATACGTTTACAAATATCAATGGTGACTTTATGGTAATGTATTGGGACACTAATGATTGGGAAATAGAAAATTTAACCACATCAGTTCCAAGGGGTGCTGGTTCATTAACAACAAGTTATTGTCCATCATTTACTACAACAACTATTGATAATGCTTTAAATTGTTTATCGGATTTAACAGGTTCTTCAATTAATCTTTTTAGTGAATTAATTTCTTGTTTGGGTTGTCCACCCATATATTGTATAAGTGACACAGGTTTAGGTTATGATGACACCTACTTGTCTGCTGGTACATATAATAGTGAAACATATTGGTCTGGAACAACGAATGGTGACTTTATATATTTTACAACTGGAGGTACTTGGTGTTTATCGACTACGTTGGGTGGCTCTTGTTTACTTGAAGGACCATATCCTTGTAACTCAAGTTGTCCCGATTTATGTGATGATTATGTTTTCAGTGGAGCATGTCCAACACCAACACCAACACCAACTGTAAATTGTTCAGTTTTAGATTTCACTGCGGTTTTTGATTGTGAAGTTACTCCTACTCCGAGTGTAACACCTACAATCTCTTTAACACCAACAATAACTCCAACACCAACACCAAGTGACCCTTGTGGTGGTAGAGCATTGGATGCAACAATTACTGGTTATACACCAACTCCAACACCAACAATAAGTGTAACACCTACAATGACACCTGAAGTGACAAGACCTTGTAATATCTCAGGAACAGTTACCTTTAATCCAGTAATTGGAATATTAGAATGTCCTTCGAGTAAGAAGTTCGTTGATTGTTCAAATGGTAGTTTATATTATGCTGTAAATCCAATAATATTACCATCAGGTGGTACTTTAACACAATCAGATATATTCAAGGCAAATATAAATGGTGTTTCAAAGTGTGTTGTGTTCTTAGGTATAGAATTAGACGTAATCGGTGTTGACCAAATAGATTTGGTTGATGGTCCTTTGGGAAGTATCACTGGTTTGTCAAGTTGTGATAGTGTTTGTACTCCTGATATAACCCCAACCCCTACAATTACACCAACCCCATCCATCACTCCAACATTAACACCTACTCCAACGTCTTCACAAGCAGTTGGTTATTATTTGTATCAGAGATGTTCTGACCCAACTCAATATGTAATACAAACTTTACCAGGTCCGACATATACTCCAAATCAAGTATTCAGTTTATCAAGTTCACCATACAATGGACAATGTTGGAAATTTATTTCTTATTCAACCACATATCCAACGTTACCTTTGGGTTCAACTTCAACTTATTTGTCAGGAAACAGTTTTCCAACTTCAGGTGTAAGTTTCTTCGAAAATTGTACTATTTGTATTTCAACTATTGGTGATACAGGTAAAGGAGGTACTTTGATTGATGGTGGATTTTAGTTTATATAAAATGTAGTATTTATCTAAAGTAACTATTCAAATGACTACTTTAGAATTTTCATCCATTTTTGGTCTTAATTTTCCCTATACAGTTTATATTTGTGATGTATATGGCCTTCAATGTGTTTTGGTTGCGTACATTGATACAAACGTACCTTTAAATAATTTATTTGCACTTCCACAACAATTCAAAACTGCACCAGCTTTGGGTATTAAGGTAATTACAAGTGATGGTTGTGAGAAATTCAAAGTTTTATATTGTAGTGATGATAATAAGGACTTTATGGATTTACAAGATTTCTTTTTTATGGATGGTGTTCCATATTTCTTTATGTCCTAACTATTTATATAAAAAAATAAAATGGCATTTCTTACCGATAGAACTTTAGCAACAGGAGTAACATTCACTGATTTAATACATATTGTTAATACCAGTGATACATCGCAAAATCCTGCAGGTTCATCATATAAAGCAACAATCCAACAAGTAACTAATTTAGTACAATCGGTATACATTACAGGTGGTACTTATAATTCCTCAACAGGTGTAATAACATTTACTAATAGTTCTGGTGGTACTTTTTCAGTTTCAGGATTTGTTACAGGATTTACAGACACAAGTGTTACCGCTTTTACTTACAATAATAATACATTTACTTTATCTGAAAGTGATGGAAGTTCATTTTCTGTAAATGTTAATACTATGACTGGTTTAACAATTAATGGAAATTTATCAGTCACGGGAACAACTAGTAGTGGAACAATATCAGCAACGACATATCAAAATTTACCAACGGACATAAGGGTTACTGGTGGTACATTTTCGGCGGGAACATTGACACTTGTAAATAATACTGGTGGTACTTTTAATGTTATAGGTGTAGGTACTTCCACCGAATCAACAACTGGTATATCAACTTCAGCTATTACATTAGTTACAGGTTATAGTTATAATGGAATAAGTTACTCAGGTAATGTTGATGTCACTTTATTTTCACCCTCAGGTATTCAAGGATATAAATTAACAATCAAAGACGAAGGTGGTTATGCAAGTACTTATAGAATAAGAATAACACCATCTTCGGGTACAATTGATGGGAACGCTTACGTTGATATGAACATAAACTATATGTCACTTTCATTTGTGGCAAGAAATAATAATTGGTGGATAATATAATATGGCATACATTTTTAATAACTCAATAAAATATTCAGATGGACCTAACTTAGACGCTTTCGGTAGATTAAGGACTGCCGCAGTCCAAAATCTTTTGGATATTAAACATACATTTGATAAAAATCCACTTCAGGTTAGTGAGGTAACTGCTGGTACTGCAACATCCGTATTTAGTCAACAATACGCAAGAGTTAGAATGTCAACATCAGCTAACAATGATTTAGTTATTCGTAAAACTAAAACACATCCAATTTACCAACCAGGTAAAAGTCAGTTGTTTGAGGGAAGTTTTAGTAATTTTCAAATTGAATCCAATGTTATTAAAAGAGTTGGGTGTTTTCAATCAACAACAGGGTCACCATATAATTCAGTATTTGATGGTTACTTTTTGGAAAGTAATGGTGTTACTAGCGCAATAACATTTAATATATTCTTAAGTGGTTCTTGTACTTTTAGTGCTGACTCAACAACTTGGAACTCAACCGAATTCGACCCAAATAATTTTGATTGGGCTGAAACAAATCTAATGACTGTAGATTATCAATGGTTAGGTGTAGGTAGAGTGAGATTTGGTATGGTTTTATCAGGTCAAACAATATATTTTATTGATTATACTGCTGCTAACAATATTCCAACAGTATATATGTCTTCACCGAATCAACCAATTAGATATGAAATAAGACAAGTTGGTGTTGGTTCAGGTTATTTTGATATGATTTGTTCTCAAGTATCTACAGAAGGTGCATTGAATGGTTTGTATTCTACGGTTTCAATTCCACATACCGCAACAACTACGATGGCCACCTCAGGTACAAAATACCCATATATTGGCTATAGATTAAAAGAAAATTACATTGGTGTAACATCTCAGTTTGACACAATCAGTATCTTAAACACTTCAAACGATAATTACTTGTTGACTATAGAATTCAATCCAACATTATCTTCAACGCCAAGTTGGACTGATATACCTAACTCACCTTTTCAATATTCTTTAAGTGATGGAACTCCAACAATAACAACACCAGGACACGTAATGACATCATTAATTGGTCAGGCTGGTACATCTGCTTTAACGACCACTAAATTAGATGACAATCAAATAAGAGTTGGTTCAAATGTTAATGGTACTTTAGATGAAATGTGGTTATGTATAACACCATTAGGTGCAAATGCTACTTTTATTGGGGCTGCGGATGTTTTATATTATTTATAAAGTCAAATAATCCTCTATAATTTTGTATTATGGAGGATTTAATTTTTGTATCAGCACAACCAGATGTTCCTTACTTTCATTGGCAAGTAAGAGTTTATGTTCACAACTTTATTGAGATGGGAATCAATCCAAATCAAATACACGTTGTATTTGCAATGGTTTATGGTAATACCAAACCTAGTGATGAATCCTTAAATTTAAAAGATTTAGGAATTAATGTTCATCATTATTTAGATGATAGAAAACAAAAACATTATATACCTAACATAAAACCATTTTTAGTTTACAAATTAATTGAGGAGTTTCCGATTTTAAGTAGAAATATTTTTTTACACGATGCTGATATTGTATTCAGAAAATTACCTGATTTCAATTCATTACTCAAAGATGAAATAAATTATTTATCAGATACAATCGGTTATATTGGTTACAACTACATTATGGATTGTTGTAAAAGATATGAAGGAAGACATCCAAACTCACAAAAAGGTCAACTTTTGAGAGAAATGAGTGATATTATAGGAATTGATGTTAATACTATAAAAGAAAACCAACTTAACTCAGGTGGTGGTCAGTATTTGTTGAAAAACACGACAAAAGAACTATGGAAAAAAATTTATGAAGATTGTACACCACTTTATGACCAAATGTTGAGTTACCAAAAAAGATTTCCGATAAGTCCTGGTGAAATACAATTTTGGACAGCAGAAATGTGGTCTTTATTGTGGAATTTATGGTTACATAATTATGAAACTAAAATATCAGATGAATTAAGTTTTTCGTGGGCAACAGATTCAATGGAGATTTATAATCAACATTCAATACTACATATGGCAGGTGTTACCGATGACTTGAAATCTTCAAAATTTTATAAAGGTGAATTTATTAATGTAAGTCCTTTAGATAAATTGAAAACCAACATTAATTTTTTTGATTACGTGGAGAAAAATAGTTCAACAATAAAATACATCGAAATAATGAAAAAGATTGTTCAAAACAATCAATAAATCTATTTATATTTAAAATCTAATTAATGAGTTGTTTTTGTCCATCTGGTTATACCGCAGCACCTGATAATTCTGAGTGTATAAGAGAAGTAACCGCATCAACCAGTGGTTCTGCCTCAACTCTTGTTGTTTTGAAAGCAGGTCAGTTTTCTACCAACGGATATATGGGGACAATTTTTTATGAAGACATAACTAATTTGACGTTTCCAATTATACTGACAGGAATTACAACTGGTTCTCAAACAAAAAATGGGACACCCTTATTCAACACATCATTTTTTATAGATTCTGATACTACCAAAAGTTTGAAGGATAGAACTTTAAATTATATTTTGGGAGGCCCGGGTGCTGGTCAAAGTATTGTTTCTCCAAGTGGTTTATTAGAAAGTTGTTCATTAAGTGCAACAACTCACGGACCTAGAATTTGGCCATGTGCTAATTCTAATACAGTATGGGGTAATAAATCAACAACTTTTCTACCCAATTCACCAGGTAGATTAAATTACTCAGGTGTTTGGCCAACAACAACATCACCTTTTTCTCCAGCAAATGAATGGATTGGTTTCACTGCTTGTTTCAATAATCCAACATCTCAAACCTATTATTTGGGAATGGGTGCTGACGATTTTTACAGATTTAAATTAAATGGTGTGTTATTAGTTGAAGCTAATACAAGTGGTTTTACTTTCGGTAATCAGTACAATTCATTTTCAGCTTATAGAACACATGGTCAAACTTTTTCAACTTGGTCAGTTTTCCCAATAACTTTACCAGCAGGACCGAATTATATTCAAATGGAAGGTCTAAATTCAAGTACAGGAGCTACTGGTGGTTTCGGTGCTGAAATTTATTCAGGTAGTGTTTCGTCTTTGAGTGCAATTACTTCCCAATCAGCATTAACCTTAGTAACCGTATTCACCACAAGAGATTTAACGGGTACTACTTTTGATAATTCAGGTGTTACTGGGTTAACTTGTTCGAGTGGATTTACATTAGTAACATGTTCGGGTTCACCTTTTTGTTCACAAGTTTTAAGAACACCTTGTACTGGTGTAACACCTACCACTTCAACGACAACTACAACAACTAGGTCATATATAAACTCGGGTTATATACCAGTAAATGATTGTAACGTACTCACTATACAACCATTAAACGTAATCTGTAATGTAACAAATATTACTGGAAACCCTGATAGTTCAAATGGTTCAATAACATTAAGTATCGTTGGTGGTGTTCCTCCATACACAATAGAATGGACTTTTCCTAATGGTGCTACACTAATAGGTGGTAAGACAATAAATGGTCTATCTACTGGTAGTTATACTGCCGTTGTTAGTGACTATTATGGTGACTATACTTTCACAACAACTTGTACAGTACCTGGTTTTACAACGACTACAACATCAACAACAACTTTACCTCCAGTTCCAAACTATTTAGAAAATATTTTCTGTATGTCAATTACGACAACCAAAAGGACTGGCGGTACACCTACTCCAACCACAACTCAAATTACTTTCCAATATAACACTTATATAAATGGCCAAACATCTTGGATATCAAATTCTGGTAATGAAATTGTATATTTTAACCCATCTGTTGGTACTTCGGGAGTATGGTCGTTATCGGCATCAACAAGTAGTATTATAAATACAGCTTTAGGTACATCTACTTGGACTATATTCAAAGGATATCCAAGTTCACCAACTTCAGGAGCATGGACAATGTCTGTTAATCCTCCAAGTCCTCAACAACAAACTATAACATCAATAGGTGCTTGTTCTGACTTTTTATCTTTAACAATTAATGCTTGGTGGGCGTTAGATGATAGTGACATACCAACAACATTTAAATTTTCAGGGGCTTGTGGTGGTTCTAATGAAACTCCTTGGTTTAAATGGTATTTGTTGGGGGGTTTAACAAGTTCAGACATTAGTAGTTTTGAAATTTATTGTGAAGATTTAGACAATCCGGGATATATTCATTGGGATGTAACAAATATACCAAATACAACCACTCAGGTTAGTTCATCAATACCTTGGCCTGGTGGTGTGACAATAAATCCAACCACAGGTGACCCAGGTGCTTCAAATACTCAAGGATGGGAAGGCCCGTGTCCTCCGATTGGTAATACACATACTTATTTAGTTACATTAACAGCCAATTTAGTTGCTGGGGGTACTAAAACAAGTACATACACATTTACTTCAACAAGCTAATATATGATTTTAACTTCAACTGTTAATATAAATGATACAATTTGTGGATGTGATGGTTCTTTTGCAATTCAAGGTTACAATGGAACACCACCATATTCCTACTCAATTAATAATGGTTTAACCTATTTTAATACACCATTATTTAGTAATTTATGTCCTGGTCAATACTCTGTTATTGTAAAAGACGTGTCGGGTGAAACATCAACAAATTCTGTTATTCTAAACACATCGAATAATTCAATAACATACAACGTTACAATTAATACTTCGTCAACAACAATAGTTAATAACAATACAACATTAACAAAAAAATACGATACAACTATTTCAGTGTTTCCAAGTTTACCAAGTGGTGTAACTATAACATTTAATTTGGTACATTTAAATACTTCAAAATCTTCTCCATTCTCAGGTACTTCTACAACAACGTCAACGAGTGACTTGGTTAAAAATAGTGTCACACAATCTATTTCATACTCAAGTTCGACTTTGAGTACAACTTATAATCCAACACCAGGTTGTCAAAATCAAAATGTTTACATCACTTCGTACACTGAGGGATGGAACAATCTCACTTATACAAATTCAGATACTTTAATATTAACAACATATACAACTACAACTAAAAACCAAGATGTCGCTTGTTATTTAGGTCAAAGTGTTGAAAATTACACTTTAAGTAATGTTTCTATATCAGGATGTTATTGTTGTAACATTATCGTCACATAAAATCAATTTTCGATATTTATCTTTATGGGATATATTTTAAAAAACACAGCAGGTTTAATAAACACAAGGATTACCGATACTGGGAGACAAAAAATTTCTCAAGGTAATTTTAATATAAGTTATTTTCAAATTGGTGATAGTGAAGTTTCGTATAATGCTATTCCTCAAACAAGTTATAACCAATATAATAGTAGAGTATTAGAGCCAAGTTTCAATGCTCAAAATTCGGCAGGTGTTCCTCAATCAAATAAGGAAAACATTAAATACCCTTACTACGTGGATGGTAACAACGGAAATACATATGGAATCCCATTTATGCAATCGATTGTAAGTCCAGTGTATAATACAGCATCACCAAGGGGGTTTTTCTTAGGTACAACATCAGGTTCAAACATAGAGTGGAGTGCAATAACCACAGGTGACTACGCACTAACATCTAACTATGTAATACAAATGAGTGGTTTGAATGGTTCAAATTTGATTGTGGTTTCGGCAATTACATGTAACAATGATTTTGTTAGGAACTATCAAATTGGTGATTTTATAACGATAATTTATGATGGTAATGGTGTTAATGACTGTAATTGTTTCACTGCAACAACTACTACAACTACCTTACCAGTAACGACAACAACAACAACTGACGCTTGTAGTCCACCATCACCTCCAACAACAACTACAACCACAACTTGTCCTGTGACTAATTGTGGCCCGTGTTTACCGAGTTATACTGCAACTTGTGTTGTGGATATGTCAAGTTGTTATACGATTTTAACATATCGAATTGTTGATGTTTGTTTGGATAATATAACTTTGGATAGGTCAACACCTGATTTTACATATTTAAGTGGTGATTGTTATGCTCGTGTAATTGTATATCCATCAGGAATGACTGAGATTTATGATAGTGTAACACCATCTCAACACTTCCCATATGATGTTATCAATTTTGAATCGGTTTGTTATACTGACCAATTTGATGTTAAAATTTGGAATATGAATATTCCTTGGTCAGAAAGTCCAGCAGGTATAAATTCCTCAACACACAAAGATTATACTAAATTTGGTTCTATTGATTATTTGGGGTCTAAAGAATATTTTGGTTACGCTTCAAGTAGTGGACAAACCGATACTGATTCAACTTATTATTATAACTCTTTTGATGAAAAGGTTGTAGTTACACCTGAAGAACAAAAGGCCATTGCTATTATTCATTATACTAATAATACGATTGATTTTTTCTATGGTGAAAAATTCGCCTTGGAACCTCACGATATTACTGAACCTGATGATACAATAGGAGAAGCAAGGAATTTCAAATTACACATTCCGTGGTTAATGTGGCATAAAAACCCTGAATGTTGTTATGGACAAACTTTTTATGTTGACCCTCCTGGTTTTGATGATTTAATTATACCATTATTTACTGTTCATTACTTGGAGTCAAATCAAAACCAAGATATGAATAATCCAGGTATAAGATATTATCACCTATGGGATACTAATCCAAACCCAAATACAACACCGATTGCGGGAATACCAAACAGAATTGGTAAGGTATTTCCTGACCACAAACTAATCATTATTGATGATGAAGAGATTATTGCCGCAATGTCATATAAAGCCAATAGAAACTGGACATTACCAGCGCCAAAGGTTGCTTTAATTACACCAAATATTTGTGGTTTGGATAACGAATCTGTTGAGGGAATTCTGACTGGCGAAACTGAATATTTACACGTTACATATCGATTATCAAACTCTTCAGCCTATACTAATTCTTTACATTCTAATTATTATCAAGTAATACAAGGACCTAACATAACTTGTAATCCTTTGAATTCTCAAAATGTTAGTGTAAGATTTGGTGATGAATTTAATTGTTTATCATCTAATCCAAGTATATGTTCTGTAGGTTGTGATATTACGTCAGGTTTTATTGCTGATTCATTTGAAATTATTTGTCAAAAGGTTGAGGGTAATGGTAGACCAGAACCATCACAATGGAGAATAATTGACTATAATTTCCAACTTAGTGGTACAAGTAATAATGGGTATTTAACACAATCAGGTTTAACAGGTAATACGTTTGTTATAACTCAGGACTTATATGATAATGCACCACTTTATGACTTAAGTGATTATATTGATATAACTACGGCAGGTTTTTCAGGAACTCAATTAAATTTTGGTGATGAATATTATTTTTATGGTAATATAGAAACTGACATTCAAGCCACAATTTATGAAATGAGGTATCAGATAGTATTAGGTCAATCAGAATTCCAATACTCCTCAAATCCATCGTGGAATACTTCAGTCCAACCATTCGTAACTGAAATTGGTCTTTACGATTCAGACAAAAATCTTATGATTGTTTCAAAGCTACAATCTCCATATCCGAGAACGGGGATTCAACAGTTTGTAATCAAATTAGATATTTAATTTATGAATGATAAAATGAAACAATCCCCAAAGGTTTTGGGGTTAGATATTTCTACGAAAACAATTGGTTGGGCATTGTTTGACATAGAAAGTAAGGAATTATTGGAATTAACTCATATCTCACCAGTAACCAAACCTAAAGAAGAAAATAAAATGAAGGAATTATTTCTTAAGACCGAAATTTTCAAAACTAAATTAGAGGGGTATGATGAATTAAACATCAAAAAAGTTGTTATCGAAGAGCCACTTTTAAATAGTAACAATGTTTATACTATACAAACTTTAATGAGATATAATACTCTTATTTCCAAAGAGATATATGATGTTTTAGGTATTGTTCCTGAATACATATCAACATACAACTCAAGAAAAAACGCTTTCCCATGGTTAGTGAAAGATAATGGTAAAGGGAAGTTTGTTTTGTTTGGTGGATTACCAAAGGATTGTGACAAAAAACAAATTATTTGGGAACAAGTAGCCAAAAGAGAACCTCAAATAAATTGGGGTTACACAAAAAACAATACTCTTAAGAAAGAGAATTTTGATATGAGTGATGCTTATTGTTGTGTGTTAGGATATATGAAACAAGAAAATTTATGGTAAAATTAAACCCCACTTTTTAGGTGGGGTTTTTTATTATGCACAACTTACACAATTTATGTTGTAAAGAATTATTACACTCACAATTATTGTTGCATCAATCATCCCAATGGATGGATTACACAATGAACTAATTAATATCTCACCTGTCGATATATCAATAGTTATTGTTTCTAATTCGGGGTATAGTGATAATAATATTTCAACAACATTAAAATATACACTATCAGTTGGAAAATCGTTTAACGATGTGGAATTATAAAAACCAATTGAGTTGGTTACCCCATTTACACTAACTTCACAAACAAAAGTTGCGGCACTTAGTAAACAATTGGTATCACCTGATGTTAAGTCATGAAAACCTTCAAGATACATCTGTTGTAGTCCCTTTTTGATTAATTGACCCGAATTTACAAAATTATCGTTGCAAATATTTAAAACTTGATATGAAGATATTAAATTGTATCCGAATAAAGTTACACTTCTTACTTGTGTACATCCATTATCATCTGTAACACTTAGATTGTACGTACCAGCAGTGAGACCAGTTATTGTTAAACCAGTTTGTCCACTTGGTGCGTTTGAACTCCATATTAAATTAAACGGAGGTTCACCTTCTAATATAAAAGTTTCTATCATCCCATCATTTCCCGATAGTGGTGATGTTGGGTTTAATATAAAATTTACCGAGGATGAGGTTGGTATTAATATTGGTAAAAATTGTTGACATAAATTAGCATCAATTACAGATGCTGTGTAATTACCAGGTGCTAATCCTGAAAATGTATAACCTGACAAACTTGTGTTAACTAAAACACCATCCATCTGATAGATGTAGGGTGGTGTACCTCCACTACTTATATTTAAAGTAACAACACCATTATTTTGTCCACAAGTTGTACCTGATACAACTGAACTTAAAGTATATAAAATTGTATTATTTATTGTCACAGCTTGAGTAAAAACACAAGGTCCTCCATCAGTAATTTGTAAGGTGTAATTACCCGATTCCAAGGCATTAAAGTTTACATTTGTTGCATTAGTAACTGTTGTTGCTGAGTTTCCTGTGAAATCTATCAGAGTATATGAATAAGGAGGGGAACCACCAAATAGAGAAACTGAAACAACACCTGTATTATTATTACATAGTGAGTTGGTTGTTGAAACTGTTACGTTAGTAAATGAATTCGGAGTCAACAAAATTGTGGATGCCACAAAATTACATAAACCAGCATCAGTTACACTAACTGAGAAATTACCTGCGGCAACACCAGTAAATGTATAACTCGAAGCAAAAGTAATTGTTACAGTTCCGTTAGAACCTGAATAATAAAAAGGTGCAGTACCACCAGTTGTAACAACTGTTACACTTCCATCCGAAGTGTAACAAGATGGATTTGTAATTGTAAATGTTCCCAATCCAATTGGTGGTACTTCATTTACAACCACACCCAAACTATTAGAACAACCAGCACTATCTGTCACCACCACATTGTAATTACCAGGTGTTAATCCTGTGATTGATGGGGTTGTTTGACCATTTGACCACAAATATGTGTATGGTGGTACTCCAGTTTGACCAGTAACGTAGATTGCCCCTGAGTCCACTGCACATCCCGCATCATTGATGACATATACACCAAAATCTAACGTAGTTGATGACTTAACAATACATGATTCAGATTTACCAGTACATCCCCCACCATCGTCCGCAATAACATAATATGTACCTGCAGATAAAGAATTAAATGTGAAGATATTGTTGAAACTTTGTCCTGAAGTAATAAACCCACTCGATATTTCGTATAAACTAAAAGTAGGTGAATTATAATAATTTGTTGTATCAGCAGTAATACTACCATTACTCAGATTACAAGTTGTATTCTGAACACCTGTCAAGGTAACACAAGTCCCTGTCGAAATATAGACACTTACAGGAAATGTTGTACTACCTCCTGAACAACTATCAATAACATTAAATACATAAGAACCACCCGAAAGTCCACTAATTGTGTACCCTGTGGCACCACTAAGTGGAATTGTACCAAAACTAGGGTCAATCCAAGAAATTGTAAAATCAGGAGCACTACCATTGATACTTATATTAAACGCACCTGAGGACGTATTACTACAATCACCAGTTATACTATTTACTACTACATCTAAAAAACAAGACATTATACACAATAAATTGAGAAGTTTATTCCGATATTTAACTTGAAGTTAATATCAGCTTCTGACACAGAACACACTTGATTATAAACTACAATAGTATCGTCACTAGTAAAGTAATAATCATAACCTAGTGGTTTAATCAAATTCATAGCGGTAACTAATGCTGTGTCCCAATTCGTAGTTGTAGGATAACTTAATGGTATTAAATTATATCCTATTCCATTGAAGAATGGGTAAGAAACAACTTGAATATCATCTATCCTAATATCCACATACCACTCTGTGGTTAACGTATTCAAACTACAATTATTTGGGTCATAACCAATAGAAGTAAGATATTCATTCAACAATTTACCTAAAACACTACCAAAACTACCAAGTTTTGGGTCACTTAACCAAGGATATTTTGGACACTCTGTGTTTTGTATAGGACAATCGTAGGTATATAAACTATCATTCAACTCACATGGTCTACAAGGATTAGGTCTCAATGGTGTAAACGATGCAGGATTTGGGCAAATAGTTCTATTAGTTGATGAAATAGTTCCAACATTATTTTTTGTATTCGACCAAACACTACCAATTGGGCAATCAGATGTTGAGTTTAAAGTACCTACAAGAGTTCCATCATAATAATATTCCCAACGAGTTGACCCCGAATTATAAGAAATAATTATATCTTTAACTAAACCACAACAAGGGTCATAACCCAAGAATGATTGTTTGCCATTAACATAACCATTAGGACTCAATGTTGTTATTAATGTACTACTTCCAACTGAAGCACCAGTAATACTTATACACTCACATAAATCAACAGGGTCAGGTGTTGGTGGTGGTGTATCTAATATAATCTGACAACCTCTTTGTCTTTTCCATTGAAATTTCTGTCTATGGAAAATTGAGTTTTCTAACTTGACACCAGTATTCCAAATGGTTGTTGCTGGAACCATTTGTTCAATTAAGCGTATCCAATAATCACCCAAACCATTAACGTATTCTATCATAGTTTGGTAAGTGAAATTATTGTTTGCTATATTCACATCTTGTAATGATTGTAAATATTTCCAATAAATTGATTGTAGTGTTGGGTAACCACTAGTTTTACCATCAGTAGAATATTGTCTATTTCTTACATTAATCGTATTCTTCCAAAATGTTTGAGCAAATTCGAAGAAGGTTTTTTGTTTTGGTTGTGGGTTAATAATCGTCCAATCAACACCATTTCTATCAGGGTAGCAACTTGCCGCGTTTGGAAAACACCCATTCGGATTGACATAATTCATACCTTGATTTGGTATTGGATAATTGTACAAACGTGACATATACCAAACATCATATAAAAGTCCTTGTGCAGGATTCAAAAATATCTCAGTATTCTTAACATTTAAAACTAATTTGTCATCAGCAACGAAGTATCTTGCGTTAATATTACCATCTAAGTTAACTCTTAGTAGTACTTCAGAATCGTACCAAGATTTGTTATTATCAACAGATGGTGAAATATTATAGCCTAATTGAATAAATGGAAATTTTCTGAATCTGTCTAAATATTCTTGACCATAAGTGTATGGTTTTAAACTTGTTTGATAATCGGGATTCAGTCCTGTGAAAACACTTAAAGTTGAATTCACTTGTTCAGGTGCTCTGTGTTGTGGGGTTTGTTCAAACCATCCACTACCTATCTGAAAAAAATAAGCTTCACTATCCGTTATTGGTTTGGGAAATCCAAATTCGTCAATTGGGAATTCATCAATTGTTATATTAACGTCTTTTATTGTTACAGTAGTTGTAAATCCAGTATATTGTACGCCAAACAAAGTGAAGACATTCGAACTTTCTAGTGTTGGTGTTTGTTCTACTAAAGTACCACCTGAAATTTGTGCATAATAACTATTAAACTTATTTATATTAATTCGTTGGTCGGCTAAGTAAACGTACTCATTAAATTCAACCAAAGCTTCAGGTGCACCAATTAATCTTAACAAATTTTCAATTGATTTTCTAGTACCTTTTGATTTGAATAAATAAGCGGTATTCAATAAGACATTTCTGTAAAATTGATAATTCAATTCATCGGGTGTTTGAGCAACTGGAACCCCACTGAACATAGATTTTTCTTGATTTGTTTGACCAAAAACAGAGTTTAAAAAATCAGTATTAGTTATCGGTGAAATATTCGTCTGCCAACCTAAAGTTTGAGCTAAATTTCTTAATAATTGAGATGGGATGTCATTTCTTACATTGTAGTTAACCGATGTAACATAAGATAAACTTGTGATATATTTATTTACCTCATCAAAACTTCTACCATAGATTTGGAGAACTTTATCCATTTTTTGACCAATGGTATCAAATTCTTTAAATGCTGGTGTTGTAAAAAATCTTGATACAAGATTTGTCCTATATGAATCAAATGATACACTGATGTCGTTCAACACTGTTAAGTAATCAACAAAAGTGCTTGAGATAATGTCCAAATTCCATAATCCCAATATTGGCCAAGTTACCGAAGCATTATCGGAGTAATACGTTCCATCATCAGCTTCTTTAGGGATGACGAAAGATGCTGTATATATCGGTGTTGATGTTCTATTTAATAAGAAGTTTTCAACTTCGTCTAAATTTTCATTAAAAACTTTATTAACTTCACTATCATTTGGTCTTATTATAATATTTCCAAAAACATTCGTTTCACCTGAAAATGGATTACCAACGACAGTAATACTTAAATTACCTGATGTTAAAGAATTTGTTGGTACTATACGTTTAACTTGATACCCAATTTCATTATAATATAAGGAATACTTGGCATATTCTAATGTCATATTCCTCAATGTTGATACTGGTATCTCTCTGAGGGACAGATTTCTAGTTGAGTTAGTTGTATAATCAATTCCAAAAGGATTTCTTATTTTGGTAAGGTCTAATTCAAACGTTGTTTCATTATATTGTAAACTGAAAACAACATTAAATGCTGTTACACCAGTGGAATAATCCAATCTTAATGTCGTTGATTCTAGTGCTGCAGGAAAATAACTAATAACTTGTGTTACTGCAGCTGACATCCTTTTGGCCATAGACCCATATAAAACAAAGTTTGTAACTTGAGTTAAATCAAAATTTGGATAAACTTTGTAATTATTTTCTATAATAGCTTTGGCTTGATTAATATCTATGATACCCATCGAATCCAAACTGATTGGATTAGAAAAAGTACCAGTGGAAAAGTTTCTATTAACTTTTTCACTTGCCGAAAGTGTAAAATTAAATGTTCCTTGTGTCAAACCCCCACCAGTAACTAATTGTAAACCAACTAGATTATTTGCAAAAGTACCAGCACCTGATGGTGTTTGAGGAGGACATGTGAATTTAGCCATTACGAAGTGATGTTAGTGAAGTTTTTACTGAAATCTATATTATTACCTCTGTCTTGTCTTACCTCAAATAGAAGCTCATTAAACTGGTCTCTGATTTCGTATAGGTTATATTGTCTGTATATGTTATTTTGACTATCGTAGTAAGTGTAGATACCATCATCAATAGATTTGGTTTGATTACCATAAAGTGCAATAGCCAACGTTGAGAAATCGTGTTCAGCAACTTCAATATCAAGGGTTATTGGATTGAAGAAAGTATTAGTTATTATGATATCTTGGTCAGGTTGACCAATGTATGGTATTGCATTCGGTTTATTAGTTGGTGCTGATGATGGTGACAATGTACAAAACAATAATCCACTATTACTATCAGTATATCTGTATCTTATCGCTTTTTGCGAAGTGTTCGTTAGATTTTGAATTACAGGTTCACAGAAAAATGAAGATGTAATTACTCTAAAAAAGTTAGGTATTTTTGAACCATCTGTGTTAAGATATTCAATTCTGAAACCAACTAAACCTTGATTTGTAAACTTGTTTCTATATTGATTTGGTACTTGATTCAAATCAATTATTATACCTCTAACATTAGGTAATGCTGATAACACACCACAATCTAATATTTTAGTTCTTATTTGAGTTGGTCTTAAATAAATTGTGTAAATTCCTATTGCATTAAATTGGTCAGCAGGTAATTTTAAATTATATAAACCACCTAATATTTCTATGTTAGCATTACCACCAGTACTACTATTGTTAAAGTATGGTCTCAATAATGAAACTGAATCTAATTTAGTCAATACAAAATTAGCTGTATCATCCCTTGATGGGGTATAATGTAAAATTATCTCAACGTCTTCTGGTGAAACATCTGATGGTCTTATAGTACCATAACTTGCGAGTGCCATTTATTATTCTTTTATTCTAAGTTTATATTGACTAACCTATTAATAAATATTAAAGTTACAACTTTGTAACTTTAAAAAATCCGTAGCCATAATTATCTAAATCCCCAAGATTATCAACCTCCCCCAATCTTATCATCGTTTCAATACCCGAATTCTTACCCCTTTCAACAAAAACATTTGTTTGTATTGCAGGTTCATCAATAACATTGAGTAGTGCTTCATTTTTAGTTATAGCAGAACAAACATAATCAACCTCAGACACACCACTAACGATGAATAAAGTCGTACCATCAGGATAGTCATAGTAATCAACACCATTAATAGTATATGCTGTATAACCATTTGGATTCGGTCCCCAAAAAGTACCAACAACATTGGAACTACCTGTAACTTGCCATCCGATTTTATATTTTCCTAAATAAAAATTAGGGTTATTAATTGAACCATAAACTTCCAAATCATTAAGTCCTGATTTACTATAACCTGATATGATTAAATCTGAGTTACCCAAAAATGTATTGAATCCTTCTATTGTTGTTTCACAATCTGAATCACCACTATAAATAAAATTGTAATTCAAAGCACTTCCTGACCAACTTCCACCAAGTGGGGTAAAATACGCAGTACCATTTGGATTGTTAATCGTAGTTGAAGAGAATGGTATTGTTAGTGTTTTTTGAATTGTGTTATAACCCCAAGGACTCATACCCGACATAGTTATTGTATATTCTCCAGCAGAACTATATGTGTGAGTATAAGGTGTTGAAGTATAAGGTCCAATAGTTGTTGTTGAACCATCGCCCCAACTAATTTGATAGTTCGAAAAACTCAAGTATTTTTTTAGTTCTATTTCTGATGTATTGTAAAGAATTACTGTAAAATTGTTTGGGAATATGGTTGAGCCTGTAAAGACAAAATTAGTCATTACATCTTGTTGTAATATCATTCCATCAAATACTGAATAATATCCGAAATCTACAGCTGATTGTGTAAATAAAATAGGTAATGTTAGTCCTGTTAATAAAGAAGTCCCATTAGTACCGCCTGATAAAACATTTGTCATAGAGGAGTAAACATACGTAAATCCTTCATATTTTTGTGTTGTTGAAAAAGTCGTAACACAACAAGGGTCTCCACTAATTTGTGGGGAAAATCCTCCGAAATACGGAACAATAAATAAATCGTTGGATATATTTTCAGGTGAAATTCTTATGTTATAAATTGTACTTTCCATTATAAATTTGGTGGATTAACATATTCGTACCACTTCATAGGATTTGTCGTTGTACCTATTCTATTATTATGATTTTTACCATCAAAAATTTCATATTTTTTTGTATCGTAATTCAGTTTCACTTTATTATAAAAATATATACTTGAATCAAATTGGTATTTGTTTGGTAATCGACATTGAGGTTCATTCATCATTCTTACAAAAACACCCAACTTTGCATCAAAAAATTTCATTGACATATAAAAAGTATCTAATGTCAAAAATTGTGGTACATTTAACCAATAAAAAAAGAAACCCTCTTTGTCACCAACAAAATCCAATTTATACTTTGGTATTTTAACTTGTACTGGTGCTATGTAAGGTGAAATTGACGCTGTTGTCGTAAAACCTTGTTGAGTTGGTATTATTACGGTAAAATAATTAGTTTGGTTTTTTTCGTCAGGTCTATCGTAAAAATCAAGTTTGAAAAACGAATTTGCAAAAGAGTTAGCAAAGTAATACAATTCTTTTGAATTGAAACCTTCAGCCAAATAATTATTCCCCCAAAGTGTTAAATCAGGTGAACTTGATAAAGGGCATGTTGTTGCACTCAAAGTGTTAGGATTTCCACTATAAAAGTAGAATTCGTAGTTAACTGATGTTTGTGTGTTTGTTGGTGAATATTCATTATGTGAATATCTACCAACTTCAAAATCAAATGGAATACCAATAACTTGACCCAAAACCTCATCTTCATAAAGTTCAATACTATCAGACCTTCCTAAGAAATCTTCTGTAATTTCTATTGGTATGTTTATCTCTTGTGAGGTTACTGGTAATGTTATATAATATCTGTTGTTATTCACAATTATCTATTGTTGGTTGAGTTATTATAGTTTGTTCTGTATAATTAGTTCCTTCAGGTATTATTCTAAAAGTATAATTGTCATAAGGATAATGAACACCATTTAAAAATGGATAATCATAACCCAATCCAGTTGAGTCAACAAAGCCATATGGATATAAATCCCTCCATCTAAAGGTATTTTGTGATGTTGAGAAATATGCGTAATCGGGTACACCAACTATTGTGTTAAAATTACCATCCTCAATATAATCAGAAAAAACACGTATTGGTAAACTATAAAATGGTTTATAATAATAACCTCTAGAATTGAGGTTATCTATCGTGTTTGAGTTAGTTGCAAAAACAAAAGGATTAAATCGTATTTTATGATATATGTCTACAATCATTCTTTCAGTTTGGGCAAAATTATTCCACTCACATATCTCACCATCCATCTCATCCCCCTCATTTAGAGTTTCAACATATGTAAATCCATACTGAGGTTGTGAAGTTTGAGTTGTTGTATATGTTCCAATCGGAAAATTTGTTTCAGACCTAGATTCTGAATTTTGCCACCAAGGACTAGGTTGATTAGTTGTTGTATCTAAGGGTAAATTGAATTCCCATCCTTGTTTTAATCCGTAGAAACCAGTTTGGGGTGAAATTTTAGGCATGCCCAAAGTCCATCCAAAATATCCCTTCCAAATTACCGTAAAAAATAATTCTGTTAATGGTCTTCGTTGATTGTCTAATAAAGAACCAATATCTATTTTTTTATTGAAGGTTAATGAATATGCTTGACCTCCCTCCTTAACAGAAACTCTTGCCTGGCCATCAGGGGTAAAACCACTACTTTCATACTTCTTTACATTGTTGTAACTATTTTCTTCAAAACCAGTTTTAACTAATAAAGCATCATTAACATTTGTAACTATTTTGTGTTTTCTAACATAATACTCTGAGATTGTATCAGTGACGTTATTTGGATTTAAAACTCTTTTAGCAGTTCCTTTTAGTCCAACACTGAATGTTGTTCCGGTGTATCCATAATCAACCAAATTAAAAATATACTCTTCAGAACCATAACTATAATCCCCCAAACTATAAACTTGAAATAATCTACTATTATCGTAAGTAAAATTTGAACTTAGTTGAACATATTCACCCACATCCATACCATGTTTTATTGGACATCTAAATCTTAAAACATTTCTACCATTGAAAGTTCCTTTTGTCAATACGAAGGGGATACCATCACCTACTACCCAATTAACTGTCTCATAGTAAGGATTTATATCATCAGGTATCAAAAAGGTTGCAGTGTGTTCCTTGGTATAATCATTATCATACCCATACGATAAAAAGAAATTCCAATTATACGTACTTGCACTACTTGCTACAAAATTTATATGATTATTTGGTGATGTTGTGTAACCTGAAACATTGTAATCGTTTCGTATAAAATCAAATTCATTATATAGTGGAAAACCACCCCAAGGTAAAGGTGAACTATTATTATTATATACACATCTAGAACTTATAACTTCTTCAGCATTGGTGTAATACAAGTTTCGTTCGAAAGGTCTGTAATTGGTTGTACCTGTGTAAGCATTTTTGAATACTACATTAAATTTACAAGATGGTCTGAACAAATTTGAAGCTTCCCTTTCATCTTGGAATACTTGTTGTAAATTTATATCAGCACTCCTATCGTACTCTATCAACTCACGTTGAGTACTCTTAAATGGAATCTGAAAGGATAAATCAGTATTTGGCGCTGACTTATACCTCAAAGACCCCAAAACAACTCTTGTATAGTTAATATTTCCCATTAATCAGTTATTGTATCAAATTTTATCCATTTTCTTCTAAATCTATCAAAAGAAGTTTTTCCTTTTTTCAGACCAAAATAGAAGTGGAATGGTGCACCAATAGTGATGTTGTTGTCGTCAGGATTATTGTGTGACCATAATTGTCTATTACCATCTTCATCACCATTTTGGTCTGTAGCAAAAATATAACCAGTACCTTTAGTATTACTATCATATCTAAAATATCTAGAAGTTTGTTGTAATCTGTCCATTGATTGATAGTTTGAACTAAAAAAAGTACCATTACTATTAATGGGGTTAGTAAACCAATTGTTTCCTTGAGACCCAAAAATACTCTCAGCAGCACCACCATCTGCGTTTGGTTGTATTTGCCATTGATAGAATGGAACTTCTTGCGAGAACACAGGTATATTTGAAAACCCACAAATTGAACCTAAATTAGCATTGGTGTTGATTATATTTCTTTTTGGTGATATATAATCTCTAACTTGTGTATCACTTGACCAAAATATTCCCATTACAACATCACTAGCAAACGGGCTATTGATATAAATAGGGTCTTGTCCATTTGGGTCAGTAGGATAATTTGCAGGTTCGAAAGCTGAAATTCCTAATTCGGAACTTATAGATATCATTTGGGCATAATCAGCATCAACAAGGTTTTTAAATAAATCTCTATTATTTAAGAAGAATTCAAATATAGTTCCACCTGCAGCACTCAATAATATACCAATAAAACTTAGATTTGTTAATCTACTTATTATAAGTAGATTTAATATCTCACTTACATCAGAATAAGATGAATCATCCATTCTGTTAACAACATAACCATCAAATTCATCAGAAAAAACAAGTTCTTGTAAAAATTGAGACCTAGGACCTAAATCTAACATAGTTGTTGGGAACTTCAAGTTCCTATCATTCCCACCGAAAGGGATACCAGGTACGAAAGGTAATATGTTGAAAGTACTTGGTGGTGCACCAATAAATCCAGTCGTTGTTCCAGTTACGTATGGACTACTTCTATAATAAAAATTGTTTGTTGGGTGTAGATATAATGTCCTACGACAATATTGACTACGTGGTACATTATTAGCATCAAAAATTCTGTCATTTTTAAATGCAAACGCATACAAAGAACCATTAATCCAATTATTAACGAATAAATGAGACCACACATTTCTACAAGCACCGAAATTAACTAATAACCTTGATGTCCATTCATTAACAATTAAAAGGTCAGCAGGTAGTGATAACAAGATTTCTGAAATAAGTTGATAACATCCGTTTTTCATTATTTTTTTTCCAGTCACACCATTTGTGTAACAAATGTTATCATCAGGTTTTATTGAAATTTCGTTGTTCGTACCTACAGTATAACAAAATAATGGTACTGCATTCTCACAAGTAAATGATTCAAAAACAGGATTGGGAACTGACTCAGAGGTAACTAAATCTAAATTTGATGGGTCAGCTCCTCCACCAATGAATGATGCTGTACCAGTAGTTCCTTGAGTTAAACCACTATCACTTAATCTGAACAAACTAAAGATTAGATTACTTTGTAATGGTAAGCTATTTCCTTGTACATCAGTAACGGTTGATGAAGTTGGTAATCTATCTGAACGCATTATTATTTTTCTTGCATTCGTAGGTGTTGTTGCCGCTTGGAAATTATACGTATTGTTGTATCTTGGGGCAAAGTACCAACCATCAGCATAAAAATCAAATACTGCACTTGTAATACGAGATTTTTCTTGTCCCATCAAAGAACCACCATCTATAATTTCATTAACATAGTATCCTCTCGTATCATAAAGATAATCATTAGGTAATGCCCCAAAATAATCACGATTACAGCCTGATGTGTTTGAACCAGCAGGAAATGTACCTAAAAATGAATCAATTTCAACAGAAAACCCCCAATAATATGGTGAATTACCCCCTTGAAATGGTAAGGTTGGGTTTGCGAATTGATTAATGGTTGCCGCATGACTTTTCACCCTCAAAACTTCTGAGTTGTTGTAAAACACTGAAGGTGTTTCAGCAAATCTACTTAAACTAATTTGACTTGTTGATGGTACATCGTTTGGTCTAAAACTTGCAGGAACAGATGAGTCCAAACTAGAATAATAACTTGGCATATCAGAAGTAAAACTACTAAATTTAGCCAAACCACTTGTGGACAATTCAAAATTAAAAGAATTATAGTATAGTGGTATTCCCGTTATTATATCTGACGTAGATAAAATATTTTGGGTTGTGCTTGTTATCCCAAAACTATGTCTCACAGCCCTTAGACCATTTAGATTATTATTATTATTTGATGCTTGTATTGGTATATTAAGTTTATAATTACCTCTAACTATAACGTTACCTTGTGGTAGTCCGTTAACATCCAAGTCATATCCGAACAATCTACTCAAATCATATTCACAAGGTTGTCTGGTTGAATATGGGTCAACACCTCTTACAAGAAAAACAATAACTTGTTCAGTATTTTTTTTATACAATTTCATAGGATTGTATAATCTTGCTGGCGGGAACTGTTGATGTGGTGGTGATGGTGGATAATAACTATAAGAGTAAACACCATTTACCTCTCTTAACAATGTATCATTACCTAAAGTACGATGTGGTAATGTTTTATTATTACTTAAACTTGCTGACTGACATTGACCAGTATAATTTGAATAGGTCATAGCTGTAATTACTTGGAAATACTCAATATCCATAGGAAACTTATGGAATTGTGGGTCTCCTGAGAAAAATAAGTCATAACCCCCTAACACTGAGATAGAACCATTACCATTTGGATTTGCATATGATAATTGTACATTTTCTATAGGTTGTTGACGATATGTTGAACCAGTTACAGCACCAGTTCCATATTGATTTAATTGTGTAAAACCATTAATATTTATATCCGAACTTAAGTTCGGGTCTTGGAACGTAATAATTTGACCAACTGGAAAATTTGATAAAGTATTTTCTTTACAAGAAATTACTAACATATTATCCAAATGGAATTTTGTAAGTGGATTATTATTTGGTGTGTTGAAAGTTACTTTAATTCTGTTTACACCTCCACCAGGATTTGTTATTTGATTCTCATCGAAATATTTAGCTTTTACGTTAAATAAATTAATTCTTTCCGCTAAAGTGAGGTTGTTAGTAAATAAAACTATTTTTGTTGGGTCTTCAGGTGTACTTACAGAAGGACAAGTAGTATCTGTTCCAAAACTTGAAAATTGGGGGACTCTTGCCTTACCTGATGGTTCATCACGAGTATATGCAGCACCAGCCAATAAAGCTTGTATACCACTTCTAAACTGAACATCAACATCTTTGACATCATATTGGGTAGGTAACATATATGTTGATAAAATACCATTTCCACCCGTTTCTGTGGCTGCTGCGACATAATTACCTGAGGATTGAACACTTGATGGTGGGGTACTTAACTCACCTCCTGGTTCACAAGAACACAATTCACAATTGGGATAAACTAACAATGGTAAATTTATATTCAATATTTTTTTATACAAATTGAACATATCGTCCATAATTTGATTAATCTCTTCAGGGTCAATACAATCAATAGGTTCCAAACCAGCACCTAACCAATTCAAAAAAGCGACAATTCCCGCAATAACATAACATATTGGTAAAACGATATATAAAATAACCCCAACAATAATTCCAAATACGAACCCTAAAATTGCAACCAAAGCAGCAACAATATGAATTATAGGAACTAAACCAAATAAAATTGGTTTAAAAATAAACATAGCCACAAGTGCTAACAAATACAATAAATCAAATCTATAATTTGCATCATTGTTTGGAAACTTTACGTTATCACTTTCACACGCATCATCTAAATTATTTTTTATTCCAACGAATTCATTCGGTAAAAATCCCCTTCTATATTGGTCAATTAGTTGTGATACAGTGTAAACTTTGTTAAAAGACATTAAATAAAATGTATCTTCGCAATTAATTGCAGTTTGAGGGTCAACATAATCATTCCAATCTAAACTAAAGGAATACGATTTTTTTGCTAATTCATTGTTTGGATAAAAGTTTGGGTCAATAGTTGGTGGTATTGATAATGGGTTAGTTATCCAATCTTGTATAACTAAGGGGTCTTTGTCCACATTTACTTCCCAACCATATTCTCTAACATTTGGAACTAAGAAATAACCTCTTTTTATGTCCTCAGACAAAGTAGGTGATTGATTCCATTTAATTTTAAATCGATATTTTCCTCTTGTCGGAATACCAACTTTTGGGTCATTAGAAATTACTCTTTCACCAAACTCATTAGTTGTGACATAATCTAAATTCATAGGTACGTCAACCAACCAAGCACCATTATCGTCAATAACTTGACCTCCTGATTCCAAAGGGAAAGTTTCTAAAACAGGTCTTCCTGTATCATCATTAAATATTGTTTGTCTAATTGCTAATATTTCACCAGGGCCTGCAACTAAGTTACACAAATCACCACTTCTTAATTTTGGTCTGCATCTCTGAGTTTGAAATTGGTCGTTACCATTTGAGAAAATACTACCCATAAAAATTGCTGTTGGCGTAATTTCTATACCTGATTCCTCTGTAATATCGAAATCAGTTCTTGTAATTCCAATAGTACAAACTTCAGGTTGACCCCACAATGGCTCAACATTAATTGTTCTATTAAGTGTTATTATTTGTGGTAATGTATTTAGGTCGGTCGATGTTCTGAATTCTGTACCAGCAACTTGAGATTCGGTCGCAACACCCAATCTAATTAAATCTTGGGGTGATAATGAAAACTCACCAATATCAGATAAGTCAATATCAACGTGAATTGTTTGAGTACCTAATGGAACACCAAATATTAAAAAGTCCCCACTATCATTTGTTTTTACCGTAAATTTATAATATTTGTCGTAAACTTCTATTAAATTTGGGTCTGTAAGTACATCTATTCTGTCAGGAAAAGAACCAGTCGGGTTATGTCCACTATGTGATTTAACATAAGGTAATAGATTATATCTATAACCATCTTCATTAGTATCACTTAAAAGTTTATAGGGATATAAATCAGATATAATAGGATTGTTTTCATCCTCATTGGATAGAGGGATGAAAATAGACACTTTACAATTTGGTAAACCGAACCCTGAATTAGCGGTAATTCTTCCAGCAACAACACCATAATCTGAACATAATCTAGTGTAAATTTGACTTTGAAGAATCTTTAATGAAAGGATTTCTAATTGTTCGAAATCTTGTTCTAATAGTACATTTACGTACTTATCCTTACCGACTTCGGTTCTTATTCTATATGATTGAGACATTAATTATCTTTTGAAATAAATAGTTTATACGTTCATTTCAAAAAGATAATTCAATACAATTCAAAATAAATCTTTACGAAAAATTGACCGTACTCAAATTCTTAACACGCACACTAATATCTTTACCAGGATATCTTACTTGATAAGTTTGACTAGGTTCTGCAAAAATTGTGTCATCTATTAATTCAATCTGTTTAGTTTCACTATCTGAATACCTTTGTGATGTTTGAGATGATGAATATTCACCACCTACTTTATTAAACACCGATATGTTTGATAGAGTTATTACACCATTCTGTGATTGTAATATTCTTCTTAATTCTGATATATTAACATTTTCACCTAAGTTTCTAACTGAAGGTGACATAAAATTAGTTACATTATCAACTATTTGAGTTATTACGGCACCTTGATTCTGACTATTATCTAAAACAACATCTATCGTAAATGCTAAGTCGATTACATTCGCAGTTTCGATAGAAATGTAGTCATTAATCATTCTATAATTCGATAAGTAATTAGCTACGTTATTTTTGAGTGTGTTTGAAACCACCTCAGTCAATCTACCAGTTTCATCATAAGACAACATTTTAATTTTAATTTTATTGTTCTCCTCTGTGATTGTAACCTTGGCTGGTGCTCCAAATTGTGAAGGCATTGTTCTTATTAATGATTCATAATCATTAATTGTAACAGCTCTGTTTTGTGCTGAAAAGTTGAATGTCACTAAATTTCTTACTTCTTCGGTAGTTGGTGCTGGTGCTCCTCCAATTGCTGCAGTGACATTTGTACAAGACAAAGAATTAATTACACTTGTATTTACCGAAGTTGAAGGTCCGTTGACATTAAAGTTTATTGTACCTATCTGAGTAATTACGTTTACACCTAAATTACTTCCAGTACCTCCACCTATTCTATATTGAATGAATAGTGTACTATTAGCTTTCAATGTACTACCTAAAGCAAAGTTGTTTGAATATTTGTATAAGTTTAATTCAAAACCATTTCTAGCAAATTCTCTTAATTGTTCGTCTGCTGATTGACTACCACCACCAAAAGTTAATTTACAGAAACCCTCAGGTGTAAATTCTGATATAAATTTTGTATTTGTTTGAACATATTTTCCTACCTTAATACCAGGATTGTCAGATACTTTGGTTGGGTCTTCGATGAATACCCTATCTTCAACCAATGCTTTAACTTCATACCATCTATTTTCTAAACCTAAAAATTCTTCAGCTGTAGGGACATTTGCATATTGAGTACCATCTTTAAGTAAAACACTCGTTACACCTAAAACGTTTCTTTCGGGTAAAAACAACTCAAAAAAAGGTTTTATGTCATTTGCGGTAATAACTCTCTTGAATACCTTTGTAGTACCATTTACTACAGTTTCTCGTTTTACTATGGTGTAGTTTAATAATCTATTATTAGAATCAAAATTTGGTATTTTTAATCTATTTGGAACACCATCCGAACTTATTGGCGAAGCAAAATCAATATCACTCACAGTTTCAAAAACTTGACCAGCCCCATTAACCTGAGACCCTCTCCTTAAAATACCACAATATCTTAAGTCCTCAGTATCACCATAAACAGGCACTGTTATTGAGAAATCAACCAATGCCACAGAAGGTCTTTGACCAGGTACTTTCAGTCCATAAGTTCTTGCTATATTAAAAATGGAAGACCTTTGTTGTGCATATTGTAGTACGGTTTCTTGTACACTTCTATCTATATTGTATTGTAAGTTATCTGAAACCGCAGCATTTAAATCCAATAGAGCCGAAAATATTGAGGCATCATTGAAATTATCAATTAGGTCTGGGTAATATGTTCTTGTAAAATTAATAAGTTCCGTTCTTATGGATTGGAAATCTCTGGTTGTATATGATATTTTTTTGTTAGCCATAGAATTATATATTAATAATTACAAAGTCACTACTTTCAAAAGCAGTATCAGTTGATATGTAGTCAATTTTTATTTTTGCTGTGTGTTCCATTTGTCCAATACCTGGTACTCTAAACTCTCTTTGGTTATCTTCATTTATGTAGTATCCTTTATCTTCTTCACCCTCCGAGGCAGGTGTTATAGTCACATTTGTTATTGTTATACCAGGTATGAATTCCGCAACAGAATCTCTAATTTCTGATTCTAAATCAGAAAAAGTAGGACCATCCAAAGGTTCGAATAGATACTCATATAATCTTGTTCCAAAGTCAGGTAAATAATATCTTGTACCTTTTCTAGTTAACAATAAATGAATTAAATTACTTCTGATTTCTTGTTCAGTTGTTTGAGATAAACTTAAGTAATTTCCTTCATAAGAATCCTTGAATGGGAAATTTATACCATATGTAAAACCATTTGCCATAACAATAAATATATACCCTATATTTTTTCTATAAATACCATAAAACAAAAAATCACGACCTTAAGTCGTGATTCTTATTTTTAAGATGAACATCCAAAACAATCAAAAGGTGAATCCGTTGGTTTGTTTGTAACAGGTTCAATATGAGGTAAGGTTGGTGTTACTTTTGGTTTATCCATCTTGGATATATCCATAGCCAAATGTTTTGCTCCTGTTGATATTGCCTTTGTTCTCACATAATAACAAAGTGTTTTTAAACCTTTTTGCCATGCGTGGAAATGTGATGAAGTAATCTTCGATAAAGTAGGATTACCCATATAGATATTCATTGATTGTGATTGGTCAATAAAAGGTCCTCTATCTGCCGCCATATCAATTAATTCTCTTTGTGATATTTCCCAAATCGTTTTGTACTTCTTAATCAAGTGTTCAATTCTTTTAACTTTTTGATTATACTTTTTGTCTTCGGGGTCTAAGTAGTTGTTGAAATTAATATTTTGAATTGAGCCTTCATTGTATATAATTTCATTTTTCAAATCTTCACCCCAAATACCAAGTTTCTCAAAGTCATTAATAAGATACTTATTTACAATCATGATTTCACCACCAACTACTCGTCTGTTGAAGATTGCTGAGTGAGCGGGTTCTGTCATTTCATATGAACCAGTAATCTTAGCAGAACTTGCTACAGGCATTTGAGCAGTAAACAATGAATTACAAATACCATATTGTTTAACATTTGACTTTAATACTTCCCAAGGCCATCTACCTGATAAATCAGATTCTGTTAATCCCCACATATCAAATTGGAATTGACCTTGTGACATTGGTGAACCATCAAAATGGACATATTTACTATAATCACCATCAATTACCAACCTATTACTTTCGGTGATTGCAGCAAAATAAATTGTTTCAAAAATTTCTTTGTTTAATTTTTTTGCTTCAGGTGAAGTAAACTCATAATCCATAAGATAAAACACATCAGCTAAACCTTGAGTTCCTATAGCAATAGCTCTTTGTTCTCTACCACCTTTTTCACCTTTTGCTGTTGAGTAGTTATTAATATCAACAACTTTGTTTAAAGCTCTTACAACCTTTCTTGTTTCTTCATAAAGAAGTTGAAAATCAAACTCACCATCTTTTACAAAGTTTTTCAATACCATTGAAGATAGTGTACATATTGCTGTAGTTTTCTCATCAGTAAATTGGTAAATCTCGTTACAAAGATTTGATTGTTTAATAACCCCAATGTTCTGATGATTAGTTTTGTTGTTAGCATTATCTTTAGAACAAAGGTAAGGTACACCAGTCTCAATTTGAGATTCAATTACCTTAGTCCAAACATCTGTTGCTTTTACTTTTTTACCTAAACCTAGATTTACCGCTTGTTCATAAACACTTTCGTATTCTGTACCAAAACATTCTTGTAATGGTTTTAAACCAGCTTTCTTAATATCATTAGGACAGAACAAATACCAATCACCACCCTCTTTTACGGCTCTCATAAAATTATCAGGAATCCACAAAGCTGTGAACAAATCCCTTGCTCTTAGTTCTTCTGCACCTGTATTCTTTTTAATGTCCAACAAGTCAAAGATATCTTTATGCCAAGGTTCAAGATAAATTGCGGCAGAACCTGGTCTTCTACCTTGTTGGTTAAAGAATCTTAATGATTCATTTGCTATTTTAAGATATTTTAACAAACCTCCAGCAAAACCACCAGATGTGCTTAATCTACTCTCCTTACTTCTAATATTTGACATACAAAGCCCAATACCTGCAGCATCGGCAGAATAAGTAGAAATGTCATTCATCGTGGCCAACAATCCCTCTCTTGAGTCATCATTGTTATAATGTAGAACACAAGATGCCAATTGAGGAATCTTTGTACCCGCATTAATCATAATTGGTGTTGCAGGGGATATTAATTGATTTGATAATGACTTGTAGTATTCTACAGCTTCATCAAATGATTTTGTTACCCATAGTGCAACCCTCATATACATATGTTGGGGTCTTTCCACAGTTACACCTTCAGGTGTTTTTAACAAATACATTTCAAATAAGGAACGCCAAGCAAAGTAATCAAAGTTATAATCGTTTTCGTGATTGATTACTTCATCAATATTTAAATCACCATAGGAATCAATCATATTGATTAACTCTTGATTTACAATACCAAGGTCGGCCAACGACTTCATTGTTTCACTAAAACTCTCATTTGTTTCTTTGTGATATGAAGATATTGCAACAGAAGATGCCAACCTCGAATAATCGTGGTGGCTACCTGTATATGATGCAGCAATTTCATAAATCAACTTATCAAGTTGTTTTGTTGATATGACACCTTCTGTTGGTACGGAAGTAATAACCTTAATAAAAATCTGGTCAGAGTTTACATTTAAGTTCTTACTCGCTTTTTTTATTCTGTTTTGTATTTTGGTGGGGTTAAAGGATACAACATCCCCATCCCTTTTTTGAATTCTTAATGACATAGTTTAATTTTAAAAATCGTCTGTGAATGAAATTGTTTCGTTAAGTTTTGCTTTTTGATACTCAACCGTTCTTGATTCAAAGAAGTTACCTTTTGTTTCAACGGCAATTTGTTCCATAAACTTGAATGGTTGTTCTACATTGAAATGTTTACTACATCCCAACTTAACCAGTAAACCATCAACAACAAACTCCAAATATTGTTTCATAAGATTGGAGTTCATACCGATTAAAGATACTGGTAGTGATTCTGTAATAAACTCTTTTTCAATTTCCAATGCTGAAAGTAATATTTCTTTTATTCTTTTTTCACTTGGTTTGTTTTCAATATGGTTGTTCAATAAGTGAATTGCGAAATCACAATGTAGGTTTTCATCTTTGAAAATCAAGGAGTTAGCATTACAAAGTCCTTGCATAATTCCTCTTGATTTCAACCAAAAGATAGAACAGAATGAACCTGAAAAGAATATACCTTCTACCGCAGCAAAAGCTACCAATCTTTCTTGGAAGGATGCTTTTTCAATCCAATTTAATGCCCACTTGGCTTTCTTCTGAACTGCGGGTAATCTATCGATTGCATTGAAACATTCATCTTTTTCTTCAGGATTGGATATATAAGTATCAATTAACAAAGAATACATTAGTGAATGGATATTTTCCATCATCAATTGAAATCCATAGAAAAATTTTGCTTCAGGATATTGCACTTCTCTATAAAAGTTTTCAGCCAAGTTCTCATTGACAATCCCATCAGATGCTGCAAAGAATGATAATACATTTTTAACAAAGTATTGTTCATTCTCTGATAAGTTCTGCCAATCCCTAATGTCTCCACTTAAATCAACTTCTTCAGCTGTCCAAAACGCAGCCTGATGTTGTTTGTAGTATTCCCAAATGTCGTGGTATTGGATTGGGAAAATCACAAAACGATTGGGATTTTCTGTTAATATTTTTTCTGTCATAATTAATTTGTGTTTTCTCTTTGTTTTCTTTTTTCTAATAAATCTTTAATTCTTTGTCTATTGTTTTCTTCTTTTTGTTCTTCGTGTCCCAAGAATGTTACCGAAGATTCTGTATCGATGTCCAACATCCCATTATCAAACTTACAATTTTCAAAGATAATACCATCATCACCAATTCTTGATTTTGTAATCGCAATTGTTGCTAACTTCATTTCTTTTTGTTGTAATGTTTTTGCCACTGATATAATCACATGACCCACCTGAGCTTTCTTAATAGAACCACCCATTTGGTCTGTTGTTACAACTTCAGCAGAAATAGAACTTCTATTACCTTGTGTTGCTGTCCATCCTACCAAGTTCAATTCGTGACACATTGCTTCAAATGCTCTCATAACTGAACCCTCCGATTTCCATTCATCACCCAAGTTTTTCTCAGGTACAACACAATCGATGTAATCTAATAAAATCATATCAATTTTACATCCATCAGCAATCTTTTTTCTTACAAGATTTTTGATTTGTGTCATTGTCATTGTATCAGAGGGAAGTTTTTCCAAGATAAGTTGATTTTCCATTTTTTGTTCAATCTCCTTAACTCTTGTCATTACTTCTTCCTTCTTATTAGACATATCATCTGGATGGATTTTAGTCCACAATGTAAAATGTTTTCTTTGAATAACCTTGGGATTATCTTCAAAAAATATTTGAAGAATATTATAACCCAAGTTAAATCCGTGGTTGGCAATCTTGGTCAAGAATGTTGATTTACCCACACCTGTTGGTGCTAACACAACACCAATCTCACCCTTAGCTAAACCACCTTTTAATAATCTATCGATACCACCAATACCCATAGGAATTGGGTGTCTAAAATCTTCGTTTAGTACATCATCCAAGTTTGAGAATACACTCAACATTCCGTTTTCATTGATACCCACTTGTAGGGCATCTCTAATCATTTCCTCAAGGGTATCGTAGTTTTCGAACTCACCCCCATCAATTACTTTTTGTGCTTTTGTGATAGCCTTTTGTAACTCTTGTTGTTTACAGAACTTTAACGCTTTCTCTTGAACGAAATCCCCACCAGAGATAGGTGCATCCTTAATTTTCTTAAGTGTGTCAATTACTACTTTAGCAATTTGTTCTTGTTGAAACTCAGATTTTGTGATTTGTTCCAATGTGTCAAAAGTGGGCACTGAGTCCCACTTTTGATTATACTCTTTAATCATCTGTATGATGAGTTTGAAGTATTTGTTTTCGAAATAATTAGGTTCTATTACATCAATTATTGACCTTGAAAAGGTACTATCTACCACAATTTGATTAAGTAGTTGTATCTGAAATGAGCTCCCTAAATAATCAAAATTTTTGTTAGATGACATAGTTTAAATTTGTTGTATGAATAAATATTACACTCTTGTATTAAGTCCAAGATAATCAAAAGAAAGGTCTCTTGCTGAAAATAAACTAGTTAATTCTGATAAAATTCCTTTGATTGTTTGTCTGATGTCAACTGTGTATCTAATCTTTGGAGGGTAGATTTTAGCGTCAAATCTTCTATGACAAAGTAACTTGTCCCCTTGTTTTAAATAAATGTTAAAGTACTCAGGGCCATCTACATAGGAGGTATTAAGGATGTCAGGTTTGTTTGTGATATCATATTGATTCTCCAACAAATAACTCACAGCTTTCATCTTAAGTTGATAATTCAAGTTATGGATTAAATCATCCATATACTCTTTGAAATCAACTGAATTTCTTGCATCAGGATTGTAATCTCTAACATTGAAGTATCTTTGAACTATGATGTTGTCGTTAACCATCATTAAGAACTCCAATTTGGTAATGTCTTGCTCTCTCATTGTGTTTTACTTTTTTGTTTTAAAATTGTGTTTTTCTTTTCTTGTAAGTTTTAAAAAGGGTTTTAAGAAATTAACCCAAGCGTCATCTCCTTTCGGTAAGAACTTAAAAAATCCATCTTCCATCATCATTTTAATTAGATTTCGATGTCCTCTTCCATCAGGGTCAAGTGTTTCTTTATAATAAAGTTCAACCACTTCTCTCCCTTCATCATCAATCAATGGGTTTGACAAATCTACAATCTTTTGGTTAATTTCAAAAAATTCTTCACCATAAATTCCAGTTCTTGTCTTACCTGTCAAAAGATTTTTAAGAGTGTTATTTTCTTTGTCTTCTTTAAGGAGATTTTCTGCCTTGGATAAAATATCGTTAATAGTTACGTCTTGTTCAAGTAGTTCAGGAAATAATTTGAATAAAGTTTTATCACCCAAATAATATATTCCATCAATATTGTCGGATTTATCTCCCGCTAATATTTTATAAACCAAAATATTGTTGTGAGGAATCTCGTGTTCCTTGAGTTTAATTTTATCACCAAAATTATACAATTGTTTGGCTGATGGTGAATAAATGGAAACATTCTTGGATATAAGTTGGGTTAAATCTTTATCTGATGAAAAAATGGTAATCTTCTCGTCAGTTGCTATCTGACAATAATATGCAATCAAGTCATCAGCTTCGTTATTTTCTATGTTCACTTGACGAATGAACATCTCCTCCAAGTATTGTTTTACCCTCTCTTTTTGAAAGGTAAATGATTGAACCTTAAACTCATTTTGTTCTTGGATTCTATTTTCTTTGTACTGGGGGTAAATTAACTTTCGTTTATTAGCATTACCTTCGTTATCCCAAAAAACCATTACTTTATCAAAATTATATTCTTCAATAAATCTTCTAGTTGTATTGAGAAAATGCCATATACCCCCAATGTGATTTCCATTATGATAATAATCTTTCACGCCATGGAAGCCTATCTTCATCAAGTTGTTCGCATCAATAACAAGTGTTTTTGTCATTTAAAATAAACTTAATTGTGTGAACGATTTTGTTTCTTTCGTTTGAGTGATATACTCACCCAAGAACTCGGTAAAGATAGCTTCCATTACTGGTACACAAATGGAGTTACCCGCCAACGCAATATGATTATTAGTTGTTAAACTTGTTGATAATAATTTATCAATATCTTCTTCTCTAACACCCATAAATCTGTAAGCCTCTCTTCCTGTGATAGTTCTTATTCTTCCATCAACCATAATCTGTGGTGAACCAGTTGTTGTTAAACAAGGGGAACAACCATCAATCGAATAAACTCGTCTTGCTTGGTCGTAGTTAACATCGTTTCTCCTTGCCACAAGTTTGCACACACTATCTTTTTTGGGATGGTTAGGTGTAATGTCACAAGTGATAAATAAGTCCTCTGTAATCTCATTTTCGATGAATGGTCTCATAGGAACTCTATCTTTCTTATGTTTCTCAACACCACTCATAATTGTTTCAACTTCATTATTTGTCAAACCAAATACGGACATCATAAACACCCTCTCTCTATTCTGTGGACAACCAAAGTCGGCGCCATTCAATACCTTCCAAGAACAACCATAACCCAATTCATTTAAGAATGAAATATGAGCTTTGAAGTTCTCAATGTGATTATGTGATACCAAGTTTTTAACATTCTCCATCAAAAGATACTTCGGTTGGTTCTTTGTCAAAATCCTTTCAACTTCATATAACAAACCACTTCTTGTACCTTTTTGAATACCCTTTTGTACCCCTGATATTGATATATCTTGACAAGGGAAAGAATAGGTCATCAGGTCACATTGGGGGAAACTATCTTCGTTTACCTTTGATATGTCCCCCAAGTTACCCAATGTTGTCTCGTGTAATGAATCATAAGCTATGTTCGCAACTTTAAGGATGTCACAATTTGCAACATCTTCATAGTTAGCACCAATGTATTTCAGTGCCAACTCTTGTGTACCATAACCAGAAAATAGTGATATTACTTTTAGTTTATTCATATTCTTTTTCTTCTTTCAAATCAAAATCTCCCTCCAAACCTAATAAATCTTTCCAATAATCTGCGTATTCTTTCTTATATTTTTCAATAGAAACTTTTTCTTCTGTTGTATCTTTACCTGATAAGAATCCGTGGGGAGTTACAATTATCTTACCATCATCATATCCCAAACCATTAATGTGGTTCTTTAATACAGATACTTTTGTTCTTGAAGCGAACTTAACACTTCTCTTATCTTTAGTTGCCGTAATCTTGGTTGTTCCAGCACCTTTTTGATTACCAAACAAAAATACCAAAGAAGAGTTCAACCATATTGCTTCACCACCTTTAGCTTTAATCTTTGGTTGTCCAAATGGGTTATCAGGTAATTCAACCCAAGGTTGGTTAACGATAATCAAAGTATTTTCAAACTTTGAATCCGCTTTTCTAGAACCTGAGATTCTTTGGTTGATACCCATACCAATTTTATCGGCAAGAACTGAGGCGTTATGTTGTTTACCACCTTTACCTTCAAATGTCATTTTACAAGGAATTGACCCAACTGAGTCCCACATAAAACATAAACTATATTCAAGGTCACCTTTTTCTTGTGCATCAAGTAAGTCGTTGATATAATCTGTGATTTGTTCAATGTATTCGAAGTTATTGTTGAAGATATAAAAACCATCCCAATCAACTTCACCCGTTTCTTCGTCCACAACTTCTTCACATTGTAGTCCCATCAATTTTGCGTGCTCAAAACTCCATTTTTGTTCTGTGATTATGAACACAGGTAGAATACCCTTTCTTTGAGCATCTACTGCAGTTTTTACTAAAGCAGTTGTTTTACCAGTATCAGAGTGACCTAAAAACATATTTAGGTGACCTACAGCAGGACCTGGTAATCCAACAGCATCCAAGAACTCAGTACCCAAGTCAAAGTATCTTTGTTGTTTGTACTTTGCTGAGGTGGAGAACTTCTTTTTAATACTACTGAAATCCGTTTTCTTAATTGCCATCGTTTAAATTATATTTTACAAATTCTTTTAGTGTTTCCAACTTGTCTTTAGCATTAGCCATTTTCTCAACATACTTGTCCATTTCTTCTAAATGTTGTGGATGTTCACCAATACCAACTGAGTTAGAGAAATAAACCAATAAAGTGGCCTCAGCCTCTGCTATCTCACTCTCGTATTTAAGAGCAAGAGCATCAATCATTTTAATTTGAATTTTCATTTAGGATTTAAAAATGAACCCCACTTTGTTAATGGGGTTCGGGTTAAAAAATATTTTTAGAACGGAAGGTCACCACTTGGTTCGAAATCATCAGAATCGTCCAAATAAGTTGGTGTGGATTTACCACCTAATACAACTTCACCTGAATCTGAGTTACTATAAACATAACCACCCTTTTCACTATCCCATCTTGGTGTTTCACCTTTGGCAATAGCTTCCAAGTATTCTACTGGTTTTTTAGAGTAAACATCAGCCCAAGATAGTTCATCATTCAACCAACCTTCAGCTGTTTCTTTGTTTTCGTGGAGTGGAGCTGGGTCATCATACATAATAGTTTGAATAACTGTATATGTTGCACCCTTTGGGGTTTTTGCTTTGGTCATCTCTAAGATAATATCTCTACCTTTTTGAGAATCGGTTACATCACCTTTTGCTCTAAAGATAGGAATAAGTTTATCTAAGATACCTTCGTTTTTGTAGTTGTGTTTGAATCTCCAAAACTTAACTCCATCGTTTTCATTATCTCTGTCGATAAGTTTAACAATGTAAAATTTACGAGGTTTGTATTGTTTTGCAAGTTCTTTGTCGGCATCTCTACCAGTTGACATAAGTTCTTCATATACTTCTGTAAGTGGAGAACGCTCATTATCATTTTTACCTGGGTCATAGAACTTTTGCCATTTACCATCTACTTGGATTTCGTGAAACCACACCTCTTTGAAAGGTGAACTTCCATCTGTAGTTGGAAGGATTCTTAATCTTTTTTGTCCTTGTTTTTCATTGTCCTTAAGAAGAGCTGCGAAGTATTTCTTCATTCTCTCATCTTGAGACATTTTGTTGGTATTACTACCTGATTTTTGTGATTGTTCGTACTGAGCTAAAATAGCATCTAATGGATTTGTCGCCATAATGTTTAAAAAGTTTTTTGTTAAGAAATATTATACACAATAGTAAGTGTCAGCCGTGGGTTTGTCAAATTAAGTTCTAATATATTTTTTTGAATTTACTTACGTCATTTTCAGGAGTCATCTCAGTATCACCAAAATCTCTGAAACTTCTTTTAATTTCATTAGGTGAATAACTTTCAACTTCGTCTGTGGTTAAAACATATTCATTTTTTCCACTCGCTTCCATTTCCTCCTCCTTGTCTTCAAAAAACTTACTTAATTTTTGGTTAAAAGGACCTGAATCTAAAGTTCTAAGTTCTAATTTTTCTTCAGGTGTTTTAACTCTGTATTTTTCAATTTTAGTTTCAATAGAATTTAATCTATCTAATATACCATCCATAGCATTTAATTTGGATTCCAAATCATTGAGATGGTTGAATAAACTTTCGAAATATTCATCTTGTTTTTCTTCAACAGATTTTTGTCCTTTAACTAAATCAGTGACTTCAATTTCTTCCTTATCACCTTTTTTCTTTTCGTCTCCTAATTTTTCAACATCAGGGTCGGACTCTGTGTCAATTGGTTCAGGTAGTGGTGCTGTTGGTGGTGCAGGTGCTCCTGCTGCAGTATCAGGAGCTGGAGCTGGAACATCACCTGCTGGTGGAACTTCTCCCCCTGGTGCTGGTGGTATTTCCCCTCCAGGTACTGGTGGAACTTCTCCCCCTGGTGCTGGTGGTAGTTCTTGTTCGTTTATGTATTTATTAATTTGATTATATCTCTTTAGTTCTTCTAAAATTCTTAAGTCAGTTTTCATTATTAACCATTTAATAGTTGTTTTATTCCTGTTGTTGTTTCAACTTGAATTTTTTTATGAGTTCTCATTGTATTATCAACTCTTTCAATAAGACCATCTTTCATTCTCACTGTGTAACATTCACCAGTGTCTAAATCACAAACTTGTTTAGTACCATCCCCCATATCTTTTTCAGAGGTTCTAGTATTTTTACCTAAGTAATTATCTAAAATTAATTTTACACTCATATTTTTAGTTTTTATATAAATATCTGTTGTAACTGAAAAAAAAAACTACAATACAATCTGTATCGGATATTTTCCTATTTCTTGTTGTCTGTTTTGGTCTGTTCTACCATCAGCTAAAACAGGATTAACGTAAACCCAAATCACAAAATTGTATGTTCCAATAAAATCATTTCTAGAGACACCACTACAACCAATTCGTGATATTAAATCAGTATTATTTATCAATACTGATTGTTGGTCTGTACTAATATATTCTGGTATAGATTTATTTTTACCACTTCGTGAACACAATGCTGATGAAGTCCAATCCAAATTAACTGCAAATATTTTCCACAAACCACTATTTGGTTTTATTTGTATAGTTAATCTTTGGAAACTACCATCTAATCCACCAGTGACAATTGTTTCTTGTAAAATCGAAGGTTGTGGCGGTGCTGGTGGTGGTGTAATTTGAGTTACAACATTAGTTGCTGGTTTTAATATTTGTAGTGCTTTATTAAAGTCATCCTTATATTTTTGAAAGTCATTAGTTCCAACCATTTTATTGTAACTCTCAGTTCCTTTACCAACACTATCAGCAAATGAATTTATATAAGCAAATTTAACGTAATCATCCACATTGATTTGTTCTCCATTACTTTGTAAAGTAATAACCCTTGATTGCCATCTTTTAATAAGAAACTCAACATAATTTGACAACGAACTAAACTCAACATACGGAATATTTTTCGTTGTACAGAAATATTTTTCATTTCCAATTGTACCAAAATATTGGTCAATAGATAAATAACCTGGATTATTTCCAATAACTCTTAGTCCATCTTTACCATTGAATGAATTTGTATAAGACCAAAAGAAAATAGTATAAAGTAGTTTATCATCATTAGATTGACCTTTTATTTCTTTAATCAAATCTTGATAATTAATTGTAACCTCAGTAGGTGTAGTATTGTTAACAAATTTACTATATTGTTCAACTGGTTTACAAGCTTCATTTGTTGTTTGAGAAACTTGTTGTGAAGCACCATTACCAGCATTACTTGTAACATTATTTGTAACACTATTAACGTTTGTATTTTGTTGTACTGTAGTTGTTGTACTTTGTTGTTTAATCAATTCAGTAATTTTACTCACCAAGTTAGCTCTAAGATTTTGTATGTAATTATCAATCTTTGGTAAATTTGGTACTGGTTGTCTAACTCCCTCAAAACTAGTTTCAAAACTTGAATCTGTGATGTTGTGTGATACTGAAGTAATATAATACGAACCACTAAACATAGGTACGTTTCTTAAATTAAAGTACATTGTTGGTTGTATTAAAGCATTTCCCAACATATCAATATTACAAGTATAACTTCTGTTCTTATATAAATTATATAAGGATACACTTTGTGTTGCACCACCTCTGTTTCCACCTTGATTTGCCATTTGGTTTAAAATCTGAAGTGATTCTGATGTTGCTAAAGATGAATTTTGACCAACACTAAAGTTTTTAAATACACCCTGATTTTGAGGACCGATATCAACATTAAATCCAACTACTCTATTTGATTTATCCCAATCTTTTTTACCAACTTGATTTTCAACCAAGGGATTATCACTTGCTCTAGTCAAATCAAATGAATCACTTCTAAATCTGAAGTCAACACTTTTAACATCAGGTTGTTCACTAGCTTTACCTGCGTAAGTACAAACCATTTTAGCTGTTGATTCTCTATAATCAACATTTAAAAATGTCCCAAAAAGTGTATTTGCAAATTCTGCAGTACCTTCCAATCTTGGTTTTGGGTCTTTAATCGCATCTTGTACATTGTAAAAATTGATGTAGTTAGGTATTGTAAGTACAACAAAATGATTTAATTGTAATATACCCGTAACGTAAGAATACAAACTAGCCGAAGCATTTATGTTTGTAATTTGGTCACTTATTGAAAATATATCAATTAATACTTCTTCCCCAATGTTTTTATTTGCCCTATCCAATAATAAAACATCCTCAAATAATGTTTTAGTTTTGTAGTCATTACCAGAAATCCATTTATCATTTAGTGCTTTAAATGATTCCCATAATTCAACTTTAGGTTGTGGTTCACCAGTCAACTTCGATGGTTTCTGTTCTTCAACTGTCATATTAACATTGGCCAAAGATTTTTGTAATTTTGGTATCAAATTGTTAACAATCTTATCTCTAAAGTTATCCACTTGAGACAAGTAGGATGACATAGCAGTTTGAAAGGCATTTTTACCTTTCTGTTGTGTGGTGTTTGGTGTTGGTGTATAAGTTTGTGGTTCAACAAATTCTTGTCTTACAATATATTGCGGGTCATTAGGATTATTAGATAATGAATTATATGCAGTTTCAATAACTTGATTAGTTATTGCCGAATAATAAACATTTGTTGTTGCAGTCACATTAAAATTGTTTGCTGCTCTCAATGAAAGTGGAATACTTTCATACTTACTTTCAAATAGAGGTGTCCCACCAGAGTTCTTATAAATTGTTCTATATTTACCATCATAGTATTCTATGTTAATTGTAAATAAGTTTTTGAGATAAGTTATACCTACAATCTGAGTTGGTTGTGTTGGTGGTGACTGAGGTGGTTCAATTTGATTTACTTGAAACTGATTTAGTTTCTGAGTTGCGTAAATTTTGATAATTTGAGCAAAAGATTTAACATTATCTTCCGTAAACGCAACATTAAAATCAACAAAGAAATCAGTGATATATGAACCACTATTTTTATAACTTATATCTTGTATTGTTGAAAATCCCACATAGGTTCTCAAAGCCTTCCAAACATTAGGATAATTAACCTCTGAAAATAACAAAGTTGGGTTTCCATTTACAGGTACACTATTAGGTGTTATGATTTGATACTTTTCCCAAACGATGGGGTCAACAACTTCTTCATTTGAAAAAGTTAAAAATAACTTCCTATCATAATTTGATGGATTACCAAATTTAAAGTAGATATCATAGAGAAGAAAATCTGAAAGATAAGAATTTATTTTTTCAAATTGACTTGTTTGAATAGTTGATACAATTTCCTCACCTGTATTACCAGTTATGACAGGTATTTTCATCATATCCCTCATCAAAGCTTGGAAATTTTTGAATGCAGCTTTAGATGGTATTTCATTTATACCTCCTGGTATATTTGTTGACCCATCACTTTCAATGTCATAAACTGAACGTGAAAATTTTAAAAACTCAGTTTCGAAACCATCCAAAACATCTTTAGGGAATATTGATAAAAGTTCCTCAATCTTTGATGGGGTTACTGGACTGAAACTAAAATTTTCTTGGTCATCACTTGATGGGTTTATATATTTTAAATACGAATCGTATGAAGGTTTAGTTAATTTATTGTTATCAAAATATCCATAATTTGGGGCAGTCCAAAAGGTTCTAACAGCACCATTATGAATTGCAGTATTACCAGTAACTGGAATTACAACTGATGAAATTCCATTTGTTGATGTCTTTTTAAAACATTCCAATTTTGTTTGATTAAACAAACTACCACTTGATGGTATTTGATACCAAAATTTACCCGCTGGTGTTTTAACACTCACCGACCAAGGTATGATTTTAGTATTGAGATTTCTTGCTGAGTTTGTTTCATTTATAATTGCTTCAGCAACATATTCCATTGTTAAACCAGAACTTAACGCTTGTTGTATTAAAGTATCTGAATATCCAACGGATTGTGAATTGGTTATAAAAAAGTTTGAGTCAGTTACTGATTGTGGTAAATTAATAGTATATTGACCAATACCACCAGGTGTTCCATTTATTTGTGATAAGATTGTAGTACCAGCTAAAAAACTTGTCCCACCTAAAATGTTACCGATTGTGAGTTGGTCTAAATTTACTGATGAAATTGTTAATATTGTACCACCAGTTACTCTTGCAATACCATTTATTTGTTGGTTACTTTTAATTATTTCATAACCTTGATAAAAAACGTTAAAGTCATTTATTAATTTTGGATAAAATCCAACATTCATAATTACGGAAGTAGTTGTACCAGTCCCCACACCGATTGTATTGATGTCTTCTAATACTATGTCAACGTTTGCATTATTAATTGTCAAACTATATGTTTTAGTTGCTGCTGATGTAACTGGGTCATAATTTACTAAGCTATTAAAGTTTTTCCAAGAGTTATCCAATATATCAAAGTTATTTGTACTTTCAACATATTTTTTATAACGATGCCAAACAGAACCTAATTTTAATAACCATGCGTATGGTACTTTGTGAACACCCGAATATTTTTTTAAACTTGCAAAAATATAACTCAATGTTTTTTCTTCACCAAAGTCCCAACTTTTATATTTTTCTTTGGGTGTTGCTAATGGTAAACTATTCAAAAACAAGTAAGCGGGAACAGTAAAAGGGTAGGGGTCACCATTCCTAAACTTCTGTATTGCTTCTTGTATTGAGTTGGTAAAGTATGGTGTATTAAACATAGAAGATGTTTGATTAGCCAAACCTAAATTTCCATTATAATTTGAATAATCAACATTACCTTCAGTTATAAGTTGTAACTTATAATCAGTTGTTCTACTTTGTAAAAATGTCTTTAAATTATCTTCCGTTACTGATGGTTCACTAACATTTTGAAAAACAAAGTGTGTAATTGGTCTGATTTGGTTAAAGGTCGTATCTTGGTTAAAATTAGTTATAACTTTTTTATTTTTATTATAAAATATAACATCTTTCGTATCCATAGCTTGATTAACTGTGGATACACCAACACCATTAGCTAAATTATTTTTACACCAATTTAAATTTGTAAATGGAAAAGTGTCAGTAAAATCAACTTTATTACCTGCGGTAGAATCATCAATAAAATTTTGTAGTTTGTCTTCGTCAACAATTGATAATTGAGGTTCAGTAGCTCTACTAATAAAATCAGAACTTTTAATAAATTCGAAACTAGAATTAGAAATTTGATTACGTATATATTTTGTATTGAAAATTCCTCTGATATAATTTTGCCAACTTTCTCCTATACCACCATTAGATATTTGTCTAAGGATTAAAGGAAAAGTTTGAGCATTGAAACCCAAATTTTTAAGTTTCATAATTATGAATGGACTATTTACACCCAAACTATCCAAAAGATTACCACTTTCAAACTCGGCTAAAACATTTGATATTTCGTCAGCAGTAGAGTTAGTATTGTTTGCTCGAGTAATTTTTGAAAAATTAACTAAATAAATTAATCTCTCGTAAATCTCATAAAAGAACTTAACTTCCTCTTTATTACTATAAACTTGATTGGTTATTGGAAACTCAATAGCATTAATAGATGCACGTTTAATATCTAATACCTCATTTGTTGTCGGTCCGATTTCTTTTCTTTCGGGGTCTCTCTCAGTCAAACCTTTAATGAATTCTTCAACAAATTCAATTTCAGGCCATTTATCATATAAATAACCTTGAGTACGACTTATTAAAGATTGGTCACCAGGATATCTAATTTCATATTTTTCTTGTCCATTTTCACCATTAGTTGCGACAATAAATTGTGGCCAAGGATAAATTGGTGTATTAGTGTCATCACCTGGATTTATATTATCTTGTGAAGCACCAGCAACTTGTGGGTCAAAAATTGCTTTCTTCCTAACATCACTATTTCTTTCATTCCAAGCTTTAGTATGTACATCATCCATCAATCTCAAAAATGCCTCACCATTAGCAAAGAACACAGCTAACACATTTCTAATGTTTGGTACAAAACCAATACCATTGTTTTTATTTTGTAATAAGTCGGCCAATGTCTCAGTCAAAGCATTTTCAATATCCTCTTTTATTCTTTTGAGGTCTGTGTTCATTTGTTGTACTATTGAAGTAAATGAACCATCACCTTCGAAAAAAAAGTATTTTTTTTCTTGTTTTATGTCCCCATTTTTTGTTTTAAATGAACCCGCTTGAAACTCTAATTGTAATTCCAACTCAGCTTGAAATGTCTCCAATTCAGCTGGTGTGGGTTCTTTTTTCTTACGTTGTAGGAAGGTTTCAGCGATATCAATATCTTTGATTTGTACAACTTTTCTGAAGGTATCTATACTTATACTAAAATTTATCGCACTCTTAACCTCAGGTTTTTTTCCTATTTTATATTTTCCATCCTCACCAACAGTTTGATTGGTTTTTAATTTTTTATTATTATCATTAATTTTCCCAATTAATTCACTTTCAGCAGTGTTTCTTTTATCAGGTGTATCTATAACTTTAGTGAACGTATAAACCCTAGTTTTTTTATCAGTCAAAACTATAAAATTTTGTGTGTCCATATTTCTATTGAACCAAGATTGATTTCCTGCATAAAAATAAACATCACCATAGTATTCCGCTAAGTTAACTCTATAACTTTCACAATCACTCAATGGTTGTAAGTTTTCTTTTGCAAAAGTGTCCATTTTATTTTTAATAAAAATGTCCAATCTATCTTTCATTTCCATCAACGTTAGTTCAGGAAAATCATCAGGTATGATACCTTTTGATTTATATTCACTATAAACTTCTTGAATCTTTTGATACCCTCTAGTAACTGTTCTATCTTGTACGTTTGCTGACTGATTGGGGACACCACTTCTTTCTTGTATTCTAAGATTTGTTTTATACATATAAGGTGTAGCTAATAGACCAGCCATTGTAATTTCAGTCATTACATTATATTTGTATGTATAAAATTGTAAGTCCACATCGAAGTTACCCGAACCAGTATTAAATGAAGCACCAAATTTATACAACATCAATGGTAACCTGATTGCTTTACCTAGATACCCCTTTAGTGTTAGATAGAATAAAGGATATGGTAGGTTGAAGAAAACAGCATATGGTGAACTATCACCTGATTCAAATAGAGCTTTACCTCTTATATCAATCATTTTTATTGATATAACTGGTTCAAATGCTGTGTTAATTGTGACACTAATTGACTTTATACCTAATAATCCAGTGTCAGTAGCACCAGGTTTACCACCAGTATTAATTGTTTGTCTTACATAGTAGTCATCACTTTTATTCGGATTTTGAAATTGGTTTTTTATTGGTTGATTAATACCTTGACCTTTCAAAGAATCTTTCCCTGTTATTTCATCAGTCCATTTAGTATTAAGATAATCTTCTCCACCAGGTTGTAGAAAATTAAGAGATGCTACAGATACTGTTTGAATTGCATCATTAGCTGCAACACCCACGGCTAATTTAGTTCTTGGAACTACTTTACATTCCAAATTAGCATAATAAACCATATTCTCCATTCTGATGTGTCTGTCTTTTGCACGACCATCCTCATCAATAATTTTGTTTGGGTCAACTACTATAATGTTGTTATAGTCAAAATCGACTAATATATTTTCGGGTCTATCTACCATAATAGAAGAAATGATTGTTTAATTGGGATTTGTAATCTTGTAAAGAAGTTACTAACGGATATGGTATTGTCAATATAGAACCATCAGGTATGTTCCATTCTTGTCCACCATATTGTGGATTAGCCATCAAGATTAACCAACCGAAAGTTGGAGAACCATAATATTGTTGTGACACTTTATCCATTCTGGACATCCCAATTTTATAAATGTATCTTTTATCACTACTTTTGTTTGGTAGTTGAATATATGGAACAATCGTTTGTTGTCCGTTTAAAAGAAAATCTGCGTATCTGTTATATGTTTGTCTTGCCATAATTTAACTATTGAATGAAACTTTTCCATCAAATGTTTGAGTATCTTGATTAGTATTAGTGGTACTAAAAACATTTTTTATATTTGTTTCTTGTGTTGCATTAGTATTTTGGTTAGGTATCGTTGTATAATTAAATTTTCTTGTTTTACCTTTAGGATAAAGTTTTTCGTCAGGACTACTTAAGAAATTTTTTAAATATTTATCTTTTCTTAGTTCTTTGAACATTTTTTCCTCTTCCGCTAATTCCTTATCATATTTATTAGCTAACTTATTTACTATCTGTGTAAATTGATTTTTTAAATTTAGTGGGTCTGAAATTTTAAGAAGTTCCCCTTTAATTATACTATTAATAAAACCATCCCTTTTATTTTTATCAGAGAATATTCTTGATATAACCATAAAGAAAAGAAGTTCAGAATTATCTTTAAATAAAGAATCATTCAATGGAAAAATTTCATCTAAACCTTCTTCTGTTGTTATAATTGTATATTTTGCCTCAGTTTCCAATCCTGACAAATAATCATTATAGTCAATCAATGCTTCGTAAACTTTCTCATAATCATAAGATAATTCCTCAGTAGTGTTAGTTGGTTTTGGACTACTTTCCAAACTTGATGCTGTTACTTCTGAAGTACCTGTTAAGTTATAAACTCTCGGTTTATTACCATTCAAAAGTTTTCCATCAGTATTTTCACTTATTAAATTTATTTGTCGTATTAAGTAAACAAAATCTTGTTCAAACTTTATAAACTCTTGTGTTATAGTTGTAATACCATTCTCAAATTCAGATTGAAGTGTTTTAAAATACTCTTTCATATTTTGTTTAACTCCTTTAATTGCTGGTGAATCTAATCCAAATTTTTTAGCATTTAATTCTTCAATAATTATGTTAGCATCATCATCAATATCATCAGTTACATTTTTAAATAAAGTGGCCAATGTTTCACCAACACTAGATGGTGCACCCCAGATTGGTGTATCTTGGTTTGCCCAAGTTGCTCCTTTCATTAAACCAGTCGTATATAATCTTTTTTGATTCACCAATTGTAGAATTCCATAATTATAATTTAGTGTAATCTTTTCTAATGTATTAAGTGTGTTATTGAAATAACCTACACTTTGGTCTATTAATGTGTCCATTACTTTTCCGTATGAGATTTCACCATTTTGACCATTAGGTACTGGTATATTTGTAATAATTTCACCTATAGTTGAACCACCAGGATTTGTCTGTGGTGGTGTTGAATTTTGAGTTGTCGCAGCTTCTTCTCCTGCGGTTAAAGAAGTAATAATTTCTTGGTCTACAACTTTATAACTTTCATCAGTAGGTGTTGCTCTTTCATCATATATTTCTGTGTTAGCATAATAGTTGAATGATAAAGCATTCTGTAATTGTTCTACAGGACCTTTAAGACCCATACCACCAATAATGTCAAATCCCATTTTTACTGAAACTATCATTGGTTGTAATCCAATACCTTCAGGATTCATATCAAATTGACCATCTTTTTCGTATGTAAAACTAACACTTTTAGGTATTATCTTTGTATTGTAAAAATCTCCTATTCTAAGTATTAGAACTGGTGGTGCACCAAATGCAGTATTTTGAGCATCATTGTATCTTGGTTTACCATCAGGACCTATTGTTGGTATCGTTTCACCAGGTTTTGTACATTGATTCAAGAAAGTTAGACGAGCATTTAAGCCTTCAGGTGTCATAGAATGGAAAGCCGGATTGAAATACTTTATTTTTTCAACAATTGAAGTATATACCATAGGATTTTCTTCCTTCAATACTTCAAAATAATCACATTCACTAAATAAGTTTCTCAATATTTTTTTACCAATACCATCTTTAAGTTTTTTAACAATATCTACAGTTGGTTGAACTCTATCTACAGGTCTACTTGATACAACATCAACTTGTTGTGTTTTGACTTCTTTTTGTTCTTCAACATTCGGTTGTTCAATAGTTTCAATATCGGGTACATCAACAACAATTGATTTTATTATAACTCTTCTACAAGCCATTGCATTTACAGAATATACTTGTGATTGAAAAGTGATAGCACCAGTTGTACTTTTAATATCCTCAGTACAATTTACTTCAAAACCTGGTGTACCATCTGCCGATTTGGGAACAACACTTTTAGCTTGTTCACCACTTGCAATTTCTTTAATTATTAGTTTTTTATCATCAATAAATTTTTGTAAATTAGCATCTCCGATTTTAAAAGATTTTAAGAAACTTTCAACTGAATCTATTCTTCTTTGTGACAATTTTTTATTGTAATCAACTGACGCAGTCGCTGAGGCAGCACCCTCCATTTCTATAGTAATAGTTCCTTTTTTATTATTCAATAAATCAAAGGCATCAGTAATAAAATTCTTTTGTCCACTTGAAACTTTTTCATAATTTGTTTTTACAACAGAATCGAAAAACTCGTTGACATTTTTGGCTCTATTACAAAATTCAACATTTTGTTTACAATAAGTTCCACCTGAAGCAAAAGCTGATTCAGCATTCGTTTTATAAGTTTCTTTTTTTGAAATATAACCATCATAAGTACTATTATATGGAATATCACCAGATGATGGAATATCATTGTCAAAATAAAAACCTATACCTAAATAGGCATCAACAAAAGCTTGTTTAGCTGGGTCTGGTGTAGTTTTTTTGACACCCTGAGGTGGAGTAACATTTCCTCCATCTTGTCCTCCAAGTGGTACATTTTCTTTTGATATTTCTGTTATAACTTGACCAAGTTCTTCTTTGGTTAATCTTGGATTATTAATAACCTCTTGGTATGTATATAATTCAGACAATGGTATTGTATTAAATTTTTTAGCTAATTCGTAAATGTCAAATTTTACACAACCTGCAAAAAATGAATCAACTATTGAATCAATTTTTTCTTTAGTTTGACCCTTAAGTTGTTTTTGAACAATTGTGTTCATAACAGAAGGATGGTCGACTATGATTTTCCAATTTACTGAACCACTTCTACTTGATTTTGAGTAAGTATATATAGGTTCAGGTCTACCAATAAAAGTTGTTGCATCGAAGGATACATCAGCACTATCTTCAAATGTTAAATCATAGGGTGGGAACCACATAATTCTACCACCATTAGGTCCTCTTTCACATGCAGGTAAATCATCATATGTAAACCCAGGTTTACTTGATGTTCTCCAAGCAAGATTTTCAATTGAGAACATATATTTTTTAGCAACAACTTGACCTTTTGCATTTGGTTGTAGATTTGTTGAACCAGGATTTTTGAGTGGTGCTATGTTTAAATTATAAGTGTTGTCCAATACAGAATAGTCAAATCTTCTACCTGATTTAGTAATACCATCTGATTTCTGTAAATCACCATAAGTGTAATAAGGTGTATCTTTTGCAAATACCCTACAATATTCAATACCCGCTTCAGCACCAGTAGTGTTATCTCTATATGATAAAACTCTTGAACCTTTTGTTAATTCTTTATATCCATCGTTGAAAACTTTACTAACTTGATTAATTGCATTTCCAACGTGTTTTAATCTCGAAATACCATTAACTAAATCCGCCGAATTAACAAGACGTTGAGTTGCATCTAAAATAGAACTTTCTTTGAATTGTAAATTTGTTGATTCGTTACTTGTATATTGTGAACTTATTAAATTAAATTCCTCATCTTGTGAACCAGTACCACCACCAGGTGTTGCTTTAAAACCAGCATCACTTTTATATTTAGGTGAAACCCACACAAATTGACCATCAATACCTCCACCATCAGATGATGATTTACCAGCCAAACCAAAATTTAATCGACCAATATTTCCTTCATATAAACTACCCAACTCACTAGGTCCATAAACCGGTGTTTGTACTTGTCTTCCGAATGGGTCAATAGGTATTTGTAAAGGTGGTGATGTAATAGTCGATGGTTCAGATGTTCTACTACCCACATAGTAACCACCATTCAAAGTACCATTTTGATTTATTGTACTTTCAGTTTGTGCAAATTGTGAAGTTCTTGTATATTGTGCTCTATATCTATTATAATCAATATTAGCAAATAAAGCTGATTGTTGACCTGTACCAGTGTTATCAATGAAATTCTGTGATGGATTCGTTGTAATATTTAAGGTGAGTGGTAAACCTCCACCTCCAGTTGTTAAATTAGGTACGTTAAGAGCTAATGATATTTGTGTGGATGAACCAGCATTAAAAAGTACAGGGTCAAAATAATCACCAGCAATAGGTGATACAGGAAAATATGCACCCCCCAAACTTTGTATAAATGGTGATTCATTAGTTGGTGTTGTTGGTACTGTAATAGTCCAATTTTTAGACCTCAAGGGTTCTTTACCCGCAATAATTAAAGAAATATCAAAAGGGTCACTTGTTGTATCAAGAGTCAAAGTGCCTTGTGTATTTCTTCTTGTATCAGCATCAACTCTGTCCTGAAAAAGTTTTTTTAAAGTTTGAGCCCCAAGCTTAGCTAAATATGAATCTTGTGATAATAATCCACTATCACCAGCGGGGTCAGGAGAAATTAGAATCTGATATGGACTATAGGAAGAGGGTACAAAAGTTGGGGGATTCCAATATGGTGTATATAACTTATTATTGTTTTGTATGTTATCAATAATAACCATATCATTGAATCCTCCCACAGGACCATATCTGTTTTCGATATATGCTGCGTCAATAAAAAATTCATTAACTAAATCTAGTACTGTGTCGTTTGGACTATATTCACCTTGATTAGAACTATTAATTATTGGTGGGTTATTGTATGTGATTGTATAATTATATCCACCTTCAGGTCCATACTCATTCAACGGATAAAGTTGTCTTACAAATGGATTCTGTGAGATTAAATCATCAGGTGAATTAATAACATTGTAATCACTTAAACTTGTTTCATATGTTCTAGTACCAACAGGTGCTGTATAAACACCAGTCACTGCATAGGGGGGTAAATTCCTATTCAGTAAACTATTTCTAAAACTTGATGTTGATGCAAACGATAATGAACTTTCGGACATAATCTTATTTTAAAATAAATAGATGAATTTTTTTTTTATCATCTACCAAAATTCATATTTTGTTGTGATGGAGTTTGTTTACCTGTTGGGTCTTTGGCCATTTGAGCAATCATTTGAATAAACTCAGGTTTTTTCATAAGTTCATTCAACACTCTTTCGACCTCAGTGGTATTTACACCAGGTGGGGCTGAAAAAGTTACATTTAAATTACCACTATAATTTAAGTTTTGAGTTGTTGGTGCTTGTACTTGTTTTTGTAATTTATCCAAATAACTCATTTCAGTTGTTTTCGGTGTTGTGGTAGTTGCTACTTGAGTTTTAGTTTTTTCATCCTCACCAGTCAAAATACTTCCAACTTTAGATTCTTTATACACAACACTAGCTTTTTCCATTTTTTCCTTAAACATATTGTAAAACTCGTTGGCCATATTACTGCCAGCCTCACCAGCTCCTTTGAAATCACCTTTGAATAAACTTTTAATCAAATCATCTGACTGAGTTCCAATACCTTGTCTAATTCCCTTTTCTGAAAATGTTTCTGTTTTTTCTTTACCTTCTTTATCCTTAGTTGTTCTCTTTAATACTTCGATACCATTTTTATAAATTTCTATCTCAGCCCTACTTAATCTTTCACCACCTTTGGATGCTGCTAAACCATAACCCATAGTGTCAGCAATCATAGCCAACAATATTTCTTGGTTTTCTTGGACAGTAAGTTGTTCTTTTGCCAACTCTTCCATCGTTTTAGGTTCTTGGTCTTTCATAAATTTGTCTAAAGCATCTTTGTCTTTAGCAAAAGTTTCCATAGCTTTATCTATTCCCATTTGAGTACCATCAACGGTTAAAGTCATTTCACCACCAGGACCTATTTCTGATAAATTAGCTATGAAGTTTCTTTGTTCTTCAGTAAATGTTGCAGGAAATTTAATTTTACTCAATTTCATATCGAGTTCTTTTGAGCCAGTTGCCATTTTTGCTAATTCATCATAACTCATTCCCATTTCTTTGGCAATCTCTCTTAGTTGTCTTTTTGCACCAGGCATAATTTCGAAACGACCATCTTTATTAAGCTGAACAAATTTTTCTGACATTTTGGACATTTGATTCATCAATTCACCAGGGTCATTCTGTGCCATATCCATCAATCGAAGTGGGTCTAATAATTCAGATTGTGTAACACCTAATCTTTGTAATGCCGCCGACATTTCTATAGCTTTGTCAGGTTCGAATAAACTTTCGGATAATGTAAAAACTTCTTCCATATTTATTCTTAAAACTTTAGCCTGAGCTACCATTTTAGTTAACCCTTCTATACCACCTTTAAAATTAAATGTATTAAGTTTAGTTAAATTTTTTGCTACCTCATCTGAAACACCTTGAGCATTAACTCCCATTTTTCTTGAGATGTCAACTACTTTCTGCATTTGGTCTTGTACACCCATATATGAAACACCAACATCTTTGAATTTTTTTGCCATATCATCAACTTCCAAACCAGTAACCTTAGCTGTTGCTATTAATCCTTTATACGCTTGATTATTTAATATGACATTCCTACCCAAATCAGAGGATATTGATGTTTGAATAGCTGATATATCAGAAAATTTTCCACCCAATTCTTTAACATCACCAACAACATCTGTCATTGCTGCTTTTATGCTCAATATATTAGTTCTACCAACACCAAAAGATTTTGCGACACCAATTGCAGCACCCTCTACTTCATCAAAAACTTTTTTTAAACTAGCAGGTTTTACATTTGATAATACAGCGTCACCAAAGTTTTCTCCAATTTCCTGAAATTGTTTTTCTATACCACTTAAGAGTGATTTACCATCGTCTCCACCCATATTTAAATTGTTTTATAAATAAATACCACACACCTTTTTTTATTTTTCAGATGTGTGGTATTCTATAATTTTATTGACTAAATATTTTCTTGAGTATGTTGGTAAATTTAAAAAATCGGTATATGATGTATGAAGAAATTTACCCAATAAAAAATACTCATCTAATAATACTTCTCTATACTTAGAAGAAAGGGCGAAAAAATTCAACACCAAAGGTGACCTCCAAATTCACCTGTTCACCTGATGGTGCTCTAACAACTCTTTTTAAATCCAAAGATGGTTCATTTTCTTTTATGAATTTTTTAATAAATTTTGAATCCATAATTGGAAGATTATTTACCATTTGTGAAATTTTTTCTCTATCTGTCTCACCATTAATTTCAACAATATGTTTCATTAATTTCCAAGTAACTCTTGGAGGTGTCATATTAGTAGGATAACTTTCAACCATTTTATCTATTTCAATGATTTCACCATAAGTCAGTGGTTTAAGTTTTACATTCGCTTCACTACGTGGTAATTTTACATTGTAATGTCCGTTTTCATCAGGTGTTGAATTTGGTTTAACAATATTTAATTCATCCAAAACTATTGTAGCTTCGAATGGTTTGTTTGTTAATGGGTCAGTCAATGTGAGTGTGTATTCAGG